ATGATGGTGCGTTTGGCCGGCGAGCTCGGAATGCGCCGGGCCGAGGTCGCAGTGTGCCATCGGGACGACCTGCTCCGCGACTCCACGGGCTTCGCCCTGCTGGTTCACGGCAAGGGAGGTCGTCAACGGCTACTGCCGATCACCGACAGTCTTGCTCATGCGATCATCGCGTTCTGTCCCGGCGGATTCCTGTTCCCCGGTCAGGAGAACGGGCATCTGTCAGCGCACTACGTCGGCAAGCTGATCGGCAATCGGATGCCGCAGGGGTGGTCAATGCACAAGCTACGCCATCGCTTTGCGACCTTGGGATTGGCGGCTACCGGTGACCTGCTGGCGATGCGTGATGCCCTCGGGCACGCGAGCGTCGCCACGACGCAGCTGTACACCGCGTCGTATCCCGGAAAAGTGCGCGATGTCGTCGAGGCGGTGGCGGCTCCCCTGCCTCCGCACCTGACATCGGTCAAGACGTACCAGCGCGTGTAACTGTTCGAACTGTCCCTCCGCCCGAGGCCCGTACTTCTGCGCGGGCCTCGGGCGCCGATAGAAACGGGGACTGAGTCTCCGGCGGCACGAGAGTGCCGTCCGGTCGGATCACCCGGTACCCCAAAATCTCTTCGCCGCCAGCTGCGCGCGAGCGACTGCTACCGCACCCGCAGCCCACTAGAGCGCCCTCGCCGCCAGCTTCTCGCCGATCTGGTCCCGCACCGATTTCGGAGCCGGAACCACCTCGCGCACACGCGACATCGCCTTGTTCACTTCCATGATGTGTACCGCACGCGCCGCAGCTTCCTCAGCCGCCTGATTGGCCGCAGAGAGCCGTTCCATTCCCTTCACAACTCCCGCGGCCACCGCGTCCTGAATCTGGTCCGCTCGTAGCCCTGCTCCCCTGGTGGTGCCGATCTTGCTGGAGAGCCGACCGGAGGCCACCATCGCGAACGGCAATCCTTCATCGTCGGTCGTTCCGCCGGCACGGACATTGAACCCCGGCGTATTAACCGCCAGCGCGGCGACCAGTTCAAGCCCCTGGCCGAAGTTACGCCAGTCGCCGGACAACGGCGCGGACAGACCCATCTCGATCTGCTCGGGAGTGGCCCAGGGCGCAGCGACACCAGAGAACCAGATCCCGTGCTTGTCCTCGCCGACGCGCACAAGGGCGAATGCGGATCCAGCGTTGTCGTAGTGCGCTGCCGCGGGGATGGCCGGAAGCCGGGTATCCGCATGACCGCATCCCACCGTGAGGCGCCCCACGGGCAGCCGGGTGCCGTCGTCCAGACGGACTGCCGGGCTGGTGTGGAACTCGCGGTACCCGGAATTTGACTTGGGCACCAGTGTGCACGAGTCCTGGATACTGCGATGGCAAGTGCCGAAGGCAGCGAGGTGCCCGTAGATTCGGCCGTTATCGTCGATGGTCGGCAATGTCAGACCCGAGAGCTTGGGGTCTTCGAACATCTTGCGGGCGTATACCTTTGGCGCAAATGCCTGCTGAGCGCTAGCCACAAGCGCCACCTCCCTTGGGCTGCGCTCGGCATCGAGACGCACACGGGTATCGAATGCGGGCGTGGAGACCATCGTCGCTCCCAGCAGCTTGGCCTTGGTGAAGTTGTAATACAGCTCGCCCTCGCCGAAGAACAGAGCATCGAAGATGGCGTCATCATCGAGTTCGTTGCCATCGGCGTCGGTGAAGGTGTAGTCGGCCGCTCCGAGATCGACAGAAGGATTCGACACGCCGTGTGCGTTCTGCATCGCCATCTCGTCGGCCTCGGGAGTGTTCAACAGGTACCCACTAGCCAGCAGCTTGTCACCCTCCACCCGGGCACTTTCGATGACGCCTACCGTGAACGAGTCGTCGTGACCGCCCTTGGACTGTCGGCACCACATGAGCGGCTGAGGAAACGACCGGAACGACATCTCGATGTCCTTGGCGAACCGGCGACGGTCGTCGGTGTTCTCCCCGATGGGAGCGAGCGCCTGATCGGTGAATGTCCGGAACATCTCGGGCTCATCGGTGCTGGTCACCGTCACGATCGGCGTTCCGGCTGTCAGTGACTCGTCGGGCTGGATGTTCACGCCATCGGGCAGATCCTCGGCGTGGATGATTGTCCCGGCCTTATTCGCCAGATCGCTGGGCTTGATCTTCACGTGTCCTCCTGGGGTCGGTGCGACGGTAGCGCCGAGCGGTGCTCAGGCATCCACCACATCGGCGGTTAATTGGGCTTGTACCTGGCGCTTTACCTCAGCGCGCAGGACCTCAGGGTCGATCCCGTTTGCCGCGGTGAAGTCGTCGTCGAGAATGTCGTCCCATCCGCGAATCAGCTCGGCCACGTCTGCATCCGCAACCGGTTCCATCACCTTGTGAGCGCGATACATGGGTATTCCCCGAAGTCGATCCAGCTCGTCACGGGAGCGGCCACGGCGCCGCTTCGCAGCCAGCTCCAGCGCGCGACGGACGAGGAGTTCGACGATGCCGCCGGCCTCCTTGCCGACCGAGTCCTTCCGGCCGCGCTTTCCCTGGTCATAGCCTGGGCCCTTGTTCTCGGTATCGGGGTCATTGCCTTCATTGGTGGAACTCGAATCCCCACCGCTGTCAGCAGAATCCGAACCTCCGTCCGTATCCGAGCCGGGATTGAGAGCCGGGAAGTCGATTGCCTGGACCGAGTTGTCCAGCAGTGGTAGCAGCGTGGTGATCAACGCAGGTTCCTGAGACACCTTGTCCTGCGCCCACAGACGCCAACCCTCGATAGTGCTGAAGTCGTATCCGGTGTTGCCAAGGTTCAGGAAGTCGCGGTACGCCTCGGCGGTGATAGCACCGCGGTCAAACGCGTTGGTCGCATCCTCGGACTTGTCGGGGTCCGCGGTGAGCTGACCGGCGTCGAACCACAGGACGTACTTGCGTGGGTCGACGCCTTCTCGCTCAAGTACTTTGTGGAACACCTGATCGTTAATCGCCTGGCAGATGGTCTCCATGACCGGGGCGATATGCATCTGCACGTCGTTGTCGCCGATCTGCCACGCCGACCAGTGGTTCGTTGAGCTGCCAAGACCCAGAAGACGTTCCGGGCTCACTTCGAGGCCCATCGCCAGGCGCGCGATAGCGTCATTGCGCGTCTTGATCGCGGTGTCGGTGATCTCGGAGTCGAACCGGAGATGCTGCACCTTGTCGATATGTTCGGCCGAGACGCTGGCGAAGATTGGAATCATCGCCGCGAAGCTGTCTTCATCCTCGAAGGACGCCTTCGCGACCTGGAACAACAGCTCTTGCAGCTCGCGTACCGCCGGAATACCTTGCAGCGCCAATCCCGGATCAGGCGAGCCAGCGGGTTTGTCGGCACCGACAGGAGCGTTCGAGTACGGCAGGCTCATCTCGTTCGGTACGAACACGATGCCGTTGCCGATCAATCGGCTGTTGTCGGCGTTGCGGATCTTCTTTGTGGTGCGGACGATCTCGTGCAGCGAGTCCATGGTCGCGCGCACAGGCGAATCGGCTTCCTTGGCCCGGCGAGGACGCGGTATCCACACTCGGAAGATCGAATCCTGAGCCAGGTTCAGCTCGTACTCTTCGCCAGTGGGAAGCTCGATAGAGACTTCCCGTCCGGTCCGTTTTATTTCGTCGCGCGAGAGCGCCAGCCATGTGCCGGCCGGGGGCGAGTCCTCACGGAAGATGATGGCAATCCATACCTCGCCAGGCACAGACAGGCACTCCACAGCACGCTTGATCAACTGCGAGCGTCCAAGTTGATTGCCCGCCATCGCATTAACAATGTCGTTGACACGCTGGTTGCTGCACTTCCCCGTGGGGGCGCCTTTGTCGTCGAGCTCGGAGGCGATCAGGTGGACGCGGGAGCATCCGGCCGATCGCCAGCCCACGTAGTAGCGCAGCTCGCCGACGGAATCGAGCATGTCCCAGGCTTCGTTCTGCCAACCCGCACGGCCAGCTGCGACCTGGTGCCTAAATGTCTTGGCCGGGTTGTGGACTGGAGCGCTCGCAGCGACAAGGGACTTCCCGGCAGCACTCCGGGGACGCCGAACGATCCGCAGGTCAGGAGCCGCCACGCCGCCACGGTAGCGATGGGCCGTGCTCAGCTCTCTACAGTCTGGTACTCGATCTCATCGTCTTGGAACCAAGGCGCCGCCATTCCGACGATCTGGGAGCACGCGAGCCCGACCGGAAGAACTGCCCACCACGGCCACCCGAGGACCAGCACGGCGGCAACGGCGCCCGCGAGTGACAGCCACATCCCCACGCACCACGGGCACTCCAAGAAATCGCTGAGCACTGCCCACCGGTGACGTTCGGCGGCTGAACGCTCGCCATCACGAGCCTTGCGCGCGACCGCGATCCGGGGAGCGTCCAGGATTGTGTCGGCGTTGATCAGCCGGGTCAACCGCATCACCGCGAAAACGTAGATTGCGAGTACCAGTCCGATGTTCATGCCCGGCAGGCTACCACATACTACCTATAAGGTGTGGTAGTATCAGCGCATGGTCAGAGTCATTGGAATCGATAGCTCCCTCACTGGAACTGGACTCGTCCGGGTCGACTGGAAAGACACCGGCTGGACTGCGAAAACCCATCTGACGACGACTAAGCCAAAAGACGGCAGCCACGCCTATACGAGCCACAGAATCAAGACCATCATGGCTCCGATCGTGACCGAGCTCGAGATGCTGCCTTCGCTGATCGTTCTGGAAGCCCCGGCCCTTGCCAAGGTCGGCGGACACAACCACGACCGAAGCTGGCTGTGGGGCAAGATCTTCGACGCGTGCATGGACCGCCGCATACCGATAATCACCCCGACACCCAACCAACGCGCGCAGTACGCGACCGGGGCGGGGAATGCCGGCAAGGACGTCGTGCTCGCCGCGTCGATCCGGCGCTGGCCGCAGGTGGACATCGTCGACAACAACATTGCCGACGCAATGGTGCTGGCCGCCATCGGATGCCGCGTGCTTGGACATCCGATCGACTCAGTGACACCGGATCACTACATCTCGAAATCGGGTAAGAGCAAGGGCAATTGGATCGAGAGGATGGCCGCCTGATGGGCACCTACGCCGAAAACACAAGCGTCAGCTCCGAGAAATCTCGCGCCGAAATCGAGCGCACCTTGACGCGCTGGGGTGCCTCTCAGTTCATGTACGGATGGGACTCGGGCGACCCGGCCTCGGCCATCGTCGGATTCGTGGTCCGAGACCGTCAGATCCGGTTCATGCTCACCATGCCCGATAGGAACAGCCCCGAGTTCACGATGAGCGCTCACAAACCACCTCGCCCGCGCACTCCTGCGCAACGAGAAGAGGCGTACGAGCAGGCTGTCCGGCAGCGCTGGCGCGCACTGAATCTCGTGATCAAGGCCAAGTTGGAGGCAGTGGAGTCAGGTATCTCGACGTTCGACTCCGAGTTTCTTGCGCAGTTGGTCCTGCCTAACGGCCAGACCGTCGGTGCCGAGATAGTGCCATGGGTCGCGGAGGCATATGAGACGAATCGGATGCCGGCGCTCCTACCCGACTACGAGCCGAAGGCGATCGGGGCATGAACCGCTATGAGTTGGCCTTGTTGGTCGAAACGCTCATTCATCCAGACAAGCGCATAATCGTGGTCACCCACGACGCCCGCACACCGGCCACGCGCCGATGCCCTGGGACCGCAGCACATTCTCCGCGACGCGAATCTGCTCGGCGCGCGAAGCGTGATGTGGCATCCCGGATCCGCCGTTGGCTCGCCATGTCCCCAGAGTGAACTGGAGCCCACCGTAGAACCCGTTGCCGGTGTTGATGGCCCAGTTCCCACCGCTCTCGCAGGAAGCGATGGCGTCCCAGTTGACCGAATCAGCATGAGCATGCGCAACGAAAGTTGAACTTGCGGCTGTAAATACAACTGACACGGCGATTAGCTTTAACTTCGTCATGGGTCGGAGACCCTGGCAGCCGACCCTGCACCCGCAGCTACGTTCGCCTGCCGAACGGCAGGCCAGAGGGCGTGCCGCGCAATGAACGGGTGAGCCAATCCGGTACCGATCCGGGGCCTTTCCCATGAAGCGGCGAAGCGAACTCGGTCATCGACGACCCGAGCTTGGCCAGACGCCAGTGCGCCATCACCGCGGCGGCCACCCGGTCCGGGCAGTGCTGACCCACCTGCCAGTCGGCCGCCTGGTCCTCAAAAACACCGAGCTTGTACTCGACGGTGCGCGCAGTCTTGATCTCGAATGCCTGACGCAAAGCGGCAGCTCTACCCACTGGATCGCCCGCCTCCGTGTACTTGACGATGACGAAGGGCATCGTCGGCACGAGCGCCTGTAGCTCTACGCGAGACAGGTTTTCGCCGGCGGCAAGCCGTTCCCGCGCCGTCTTGTTCATGTCGACCCACGCTCGCTTGAGCACCGATTCGTAGGTCTTGTATGTGGAGTAGCCCTCCAAGACGATCTCGCGAGCACCGATCGTGAGGGCAAGCTCAACGGCCTTCTTGCCCCATTGGTCTGACGTGTGAAGCCCTGACCAGTCCTCCGTCAAAATAGTCGTACCAACCCCGGCTAGTACGCCACCGATAATTCCGGTCTCATCGCCCTCGCCAGAATCGGCAGGATCAACAGCGACCACCGCGGCGACGGGGTGCTCGGGAAGTGTGTCGACGCGGGGCTCGAACCACTTCCGCTCGAATAGCCCGCCCTCGGGATTGCGCGGGCTGCCCTGATACAGCGCGTACCAAGTACGCTCACCGACATTGCGTCGCGTGGCCTCGAACTCCTCGCGGGTGCGGCCACGCGCGGAGACCATGACCTCGCCCGGGGCCCTGCCCAACGAGTCGGGAATTCCTTCCTCGGCGATGGCCGGGATGTTGATGTACCGCCACGTGCGTAGATCGCGGGGGAACGAACGCTCCGCTGCGAGTGTCTTGCCGCTGAGATCCTCGGGGTGCCAGCGTGTCTGGATGAGGATGATCGATGCTTCGGGAGACAGACGCGTCAACGCGACCGAACTCATCCACTCGTCTACCTTTCGGCGATGGGTCGCCGAGTCGGCTTCCTGCATGTTCTTGTACGGGTCATCGATGATGAGAAGGTCCGCGGCGCGGCCGGTCACCGCGGACCCGAGGCCGACTGCGACCAGCCCGCCCTTCCCGCCGTCGATCTGCCAGGCGTCGATGCGCCGGGTCTTGGCACTGATCTTGAGCCCGAGCTTGTCTTCGACCTCAGCGCCGGTCAGCGGGTCAACGACGCCGCCGCCGTGCGCCAGGATGACGTTTCGGCAGTTCTGGCTGTGGGTATGTGCCAGGTCGTCGCCGTAGGAGGCCAAGATGATTCGGCGGTTGGGATTGAGCTGCCAGGCGCGGATGGGCGTCCAGACCGCACACGTGGTGCTCTTGCCCTCCTGCGGCGGCATCGAGACCATCAGATTGCGCCGGGGCGCGGCGAGCACCGTTTCAATCGCGTTGGCGATCAGGTCAATGGCAGGGGTGACGACGAAATCCGGGTCCACGGCCGATGCCAGCTCCGCAACGTTGCGGTATCGCGCACGGATCTTGGCGCGGGCGTCGGCAGACTCAAGGTATTTGAGGACCGCAGCCTTCTGCTCCGGGCGCCAATTCCTTGCCTCGGCATAGATTTTGGCGGCCCGCTCTGATGAGAACGTGCTATCCCCTGTCGGTACGTCCGTCGAGGTAGAGGCCACGGCAGGCAGGGTAGGCAGCTGGGCTGCAGTCCTATATAATACCTATAAGTAGAGGTAGTGTTGACGTGGAAAGGCTGGTGCTCGTGACTCTCTCGGACTACAACGGGTTTCCCGGGAAGATGCGCGAAGCCGTCGGCCGGCGCATGACGAAACGGTGGAACAGCGGCGAGAGTGCCCGGCCGTCCGTGTGTGCGGCGTGCGGTCAGACCGAGGGCGCAATCCACGGGCACAACGAGGACTACAGCACCGAGGACGTCTACCTGCCACTGTGCATCACCTGCCACCTGGTGCTGCACATGCGCTTCCACAATGCTGAGCTGTGGGAGCTGTACAAGAAGGCCGTTCGACACGGATTCCGTGGAGAGCCCCTGGAGCAGCGCAACGCGCTGTACGCAATTAAGCAGCGCTACGACGTCAGGCGCCCTGAGAGCTTCCCCGGCGAGTACATCAACGACGAGCGATCAGCCACCGTCCTGGACATGATTTGTCCAATCAAGATCATCCACCCGAACGCTCCAGTAGGCTGACCGCCGTGAAGCTGCGTTTCCCGATCCTCGCGATTGTCTTGGCCCTGCTAGGCCCGGCTGTCGGGTTCGTGCGTTCGCCTCTGGAATGGCTCATCGTGGCTTGCGCGCTGGTTGCGGGGATTCTCGGGCTGATTATCGGGATCAAGAATGGCGAGTCGTTCTGATCAGGTGAGCACGGTGCGGGCCGTCGAATGCCTTGGGAATCCAGGCATCTCCGAGCGCGTCGATCTCCTGCTCCAGCGTCGGCAGGCGGTGCGTGGCGTGCTTGCGCGGCGCCCGGCCTTCCACGAACAGGTGCTCGACACCGCCATCCACCAGCACGCTGGACAGGATCGCTGGCGTGACGCCGTAATCGTCCAGCTCGGGAAGCACGCGGCGGGCGACGACCACCTTGACCCCGTACATGTCCACTGAGATCGCGAAGTCGCCCCGAATCTCCACCGGCAACAGCTGATGCCGATACACCTCGGGGCCGTCGGCGGGCAGCTCTCCCCTCGTGTAGGTGGCGGCCTCGCGCCCGGCGGCCACAGCTGCCCTGCTGGACTCGATTCCGAACACCTTGTAGCCGCTATCCCAAAGACGCCGGGTAAGCAGGCCCGTCGAGCTGCCCAGATCCATCACCACGCCAACGTCGGGGGTGACCCCCGAAGTAATCAGCCGGAAAATGCCGTCGTGAATCGCCGGGAACTTGCCGGTGGCCTTCCAAGCGTCGAGATACTCAGCCGAGTTGAACCGGGTGTCGCTCACCAGAACCGTCCGCAGCGTTCACAAACGTAGCCGGGAGCGAACGGAGCAAGACTCCACCCGACTGACCGCCGATTGTGGCCACGCAGCCAGCAGATCGGAGCGAGAAGCCACGTCATGCGTTCTCAGCCTTCGGGTACCACGCATTTGAGTAGGCGTGGTTCTTGATGTTCTTGGCGGCGAAGACGCCTTCCTGCGCGAGCAGATCAACCTCGTCCTTGGTGCCGCCGATCTCGGCCGCGATCGTGGCGCGATCGATTCCGTGCTCCTCGATGAGCTCGCGCACGATGGCGCTCATCTCGACGGCGACGTGAGTTCCCTTCGCGCGGTTGATACGGATGGTCATCAGCATCGCGGTCGGCCGGTCTACGTGCAGGACGGCCACCGGCACCCGGCCTCGCCAACGCTTGCGCACCGCGTTTGAGTCTTGCGACAGACGCCAACGGTGGAATCCGTCAATGATGAGCCGCTCGGGATTGACGAGCAAGGGCTGTAGCCATCCGGTCGAGAGCAGAGACCGTTCGAGAAGTCGCAACTCGGCCAGATGCACTCGGTTGGGGTTCCAGGTGTTTGCGTCGAGGGTGTCGGCTGGCACCCATCGGATGTGGTCAATGGGGTCTCCCTCCGAGACAGGCAGCAGCGGCAGCCCTGCCGCGTTTAGTACAGGCCGCGCGGTGATTGGATCCGAGTCCCAGAGCTTCATGCGCGCCGCCGCGCTTCGAGCTCCGCGATCTCGCGCTGCAGTTCCTTGTTTTCCTCCTGCTGTCGCAAGAAGTCTCGGCGATCTCGTAGCCGGACGTTTTCAAGATGGACGCGACGCTTCTCGTCGTAGTCCGGGTCTTGCCTGCGCCGCATCGCGAGGTAGTCGTCGTTTGTCGGCTCAGGGTCTTTCCGTGGCCAGAACCTCATACCTTCGCCTTCCGTCGTGCTGATTGCTGCTCTCTCGACAGCGCGGTGATGGACCGTTTGTATGCCCCGGCCATGAACTGAGTGAGCACGTAGTCGCTCGGGTAAGACTCGGGGGTCTTGGCCTGTTTGATCCGGATCGACCGCAGCTCCTTGAGCGCCTTAGCCTTCTGCTGCTCGTCTTCGATGGTGTCGTCGATCCACGCCTGCACGCCGTCCAGTGATGTGCCGTACCGCTGGACGATGCCGGCGCGGTCCAGCTCGCTGTAATACCGCTCTTGTACCGCCATCTCAGGGAACAGCGCGATCACCTGGTCGTAGAACATTGGTTCGTACGCACGGATGTTGTCGAACCGCTTCGCGCGCTCGGCGTGCAGCGGCGTCGATACCCGCAGGGGTTCCTTCGCCCAGAGCTGCGCGTCATACGTTGAGCAGTAACGGATCTCCTGGTCATAGAAGTACCGGAATACGTCATTCTCTTGCCAGTCGAAGATCGGCTTGACGGTGAATACTCGAGGATCCGCGGTGGTGTTGATGTAGTTCTCGGTGAGCTTGGCCGTCAGCGCCCGGAAACGCATGAGCGACTCCGCGGCGCGGACGCCGGTCACCATGGCGACCTTGCCCTTCTCCCCCTTGGCCGCGAGCGTGTCCATCGAGTACTGGTCGTAAACACGGTCATTCGGCAGACCGAGAGATGCCGGCGTGATCGCCCAGTCGGGTTCCGGTCGGATGTGCTCGCGGTTCGGGTCCCACTGGACGTATTGCGTGCTGGTGCCGAGGATGTACTTGGTCGACGCCAAAGGCATGCAGTACCAGCGCAAATCGATCCAATCGAGCCCACGGTACTCGTCAACAAACTGCACCACCGAGTCCGGTATCAGCTCCTCGTCGCGGAACACCACCTTGATCGGCTGCTCGTCACCGCGTTCCAGCGCAACCTCGCGCGCCAGGTGCACGCATACCAGCGAGTCTTTGCCGCCGGAGAAGGCCACCAGCACCGTGTCGAATACGTCGTAGATGTGGTGCATCCTGCGCCGGGCCTCGTCGAGCACGTTGGCGTCGATGAACTCCCTGACGTGCTTGACCCGGCTCACTCGCACCACCATTTTCCTGTGGTCCAGTACCACCACGCCCGTACCCAAGCCACTCCTGGAATCCGATCCCACCAATGAAGGGGCGCGTCGCTGTCCCTAGTCACGCTTCACCCGCAGCTTGACCAGGCCACGTAGCGTGACGCGATGTCCCATTGCCTGCCGTTCGTTGACACCGATCTGTCGCCGTTCCTCGGCGATGAGAATCTCGATATTGAGGCGAGTCAGCGCCTCGATCGCCTTGCGGGCTGCCCATTGGACCTTGACCTGGTCACCCGGCGTTTCATAGCGGACAGGAAGGGGGTTGCATCTGGCCCACGCGCCCCGCAGGTCATCCTGCGTGATCATCACGGGTTGCGGTTCAGACGTCATTGTCGATCCTGGCTTGACGCTCGAAACAGTCGCGCGCCTCCAGCAGCTTTCGCAGACCGGCCGCTAGTTCGGGGCCGTCATTGAGGTACTGGGCAACCTCCTGCGCGGTGTAGTTCACGGATCTGACGGCCTGCTCCAGGGTGCTAAACGGAACGCCCGCTAGATGCTTCGCGAGCAGCTCATCACCAGAACGCAGGATCTCCAGCGTGTGCTGGACACTCGGGTGACGGCTCGACTCTGTAGTGCTCATGCAACGTGCTCCTCGATGTAGTGGGTGATCCGTTCCCCCGGTGTCAGATCCGGGAGGGTGCGACGAAGCCAGTTGACGAAGTCGGTCCACACGAGCTTCTGCTCATCGCTGTCGAACACGATGTCGTAGGAGATGACCGGGTTCCCGCGGCCGGCAGACTCGACGGGGGATTCGTCGTCATCGTCAAGCCCGAGGTCTACCTCGATGTCCGCGCCCAGGCTCGTCGCGCTGATCGCGTCCAAGTCCTCGGCGGTGTACCCGAGGCCGGCCAGGTCATGGCTGACGTCGGACAGCAGATCGGCCAGCGCCTTGTTGTCGTACGTGCCCTTCTCGCTGGTCCGGTTGTCGGCCAGGACGATTCGTTTGGCCTGATCCTCGTCGACATCGACCCAGTGGACCAGGATCGCGTTCCAGCGGCCGTCGTCAGGCTCGTCGGTCGCGAGCTTTCGGAATGCCTTGAGCGTGTGATTACCGGCAAGCACCTCGTTTGGCCTGCCTGTATGGGTGCCGATGTTGGCGGTGATCGGCCGATACTGACCGTGGGCCTTGAGGCTTGCGACCACCGAATCCACGTTGCCCTTGCGAGGGTTGCGGTGGTAGTTGCGCAGAGATGACGGCGCGACCGCGACAGTTGAACCGGCGGACGGTTTAGTTGAAGGACGCCGCGGCATCAGACCCGCTCCCCTGCCGTGTCTTTGAGGTGCTCGGTGACACGTTCGGCCACAGTCATGCCGGTGTCCGGGTACTGGTCCTTGAGCAGCTTGATGAAGCCGAACCATGAGTCCTGCTGATCCTCGTCGTCGAACACGATGGTGTAGCGAATCGCCTTGTCGTCAGTGTCATCACCTGGGAGAGCGGGTGCGTCGTCACCGCGGTCCCCGGGCCCGACGATCCGGTTGATCGCCGCCTCCAGGTCATCCAGATCGGCGTCGCTGTACCCTGTGCCGGTCGTGCCGACCTCGTTGAGCAGTTCCACCAGCTCGGCGACGTCGAATCCACCGTCCTCGAAGCTGCGGTTGTCCACCAGCACGATGCGGGTAGCCATCTCGTCGTCCACGTCGACCCAGTGGACAGCGATTTTGCTCCATTGATCGTCAAAAGGGTTCTGCTCAGCCAGGTTTCGGAATGCCTTGAGCGTGTGGTTGCCGGCGAGTACTTCATTCGGACGGCCGGTCTTCGTCCCGATGTTGACGCATAGGGGCTTGAACTGCCCGTTTGCCTTGAGTGATCCCATGACTGCATCCACGTCGCCGACGCGGGCATTGCGGTGATAGATCGAGAGTTCAGCAGGGCTGACCCTGGTCGTGGTGCCAACAAGCACCGATGGTTCAGAGGCCATGGCGCGAGGGTAAACACCGCAGGTGCATGTCGGTCGACCTGCGAAAAGTACTCGATCTGCCCAATTGACAGTACCTACAGTGCTAGGTATTGTAAGCAGTACCAAGAGGTTGGGACTAAACCCACCTAAGAAGGGAGTAAACCCATGTCATCGGCTGAATCAGCCACCAAGACTCCGCTCAGTGTAGGACGAAAGACGTTCCTGCACTGTGTTTTCACTACTGCCATCGAGGGCGGGATCCAGCACTGGGCTCGGGTTCACATGTACCACTGGGGTAACCGGAGCGGCAAGCAGGTCGAAGACGACCTAGACGGCTTCTATGCAGTGATCCGATCTGCAGAAGCCGATATCGACGACGACGAGAACAACACGGGTTGGGGCATTGCCGGGCTAGAACACGAGCACACCTTGCGCATCGACCTCAACGTCGTCGACCGAGGGACAAGCCTGTTCGCCCGGTATTGCAGAGGCGAGATCAACTCTCACGGGATCGATGTCCCCGAGGAACAACGCAAGCCGCTGGCCGACGACGCCTACTGGCGACAGTTCCTTGCCGCCGAGGCTACCCACGGTCAGGAAGGCGACTACGACGCGCTGGTGGCCGACAACATCGTGCAGTTCGGCTTGTTCGGGAAGCTGGTCTACGGATGAGCGACAAGACATCCCGATTCACCAACATCGGAGACATCCGTCGCGCCAACAAGAAGGCGGGGCTGTCCTGGTTCTCCCCCGCGACCATCATGGCGTTCGGCGCGAGAGTGGAAAGCCGCGTCTACGACGAGGGCATCAGCGAGAACTACCCCGAGGGGTCTCGGGTATGGGTCGAGTTCCGGAAGAGCCACGACTCGACTTCGCGTGAGCACCTGATCGCCCGATTCAACGTCGAGACCGGGGATATCTCGTACGCCCATATCGACTACAAGACCCTGGTTTTCGGATCAGCCAAGGAAGCCGAGAAGTACATCACCGAGAACATGCTTGGAGGCGGCCGTGGATCCGAATGAGGCGCTCGTGAAGCTGCGCGCCATGGTCCATGCCGAGCGCGCAATCGACAGCCAATGGACACCCGAGTACGCCAACCAGCGATGCGCGCTGTGGGCCGAACAGTTCGACGCGGTGGATGAGTGGCTGTCGAAAGGCGGCTTCCTACCGTCAGATTGGGCACCGCAGGACGCTGGGGAGGCTCTGGCTCTATACCGGGAGTATCACGAGTGCGAAGGCGATCGTGAGGACGAAGACGATAAGCGGTGGGACTTCATCGATGCCGCACTCTCGGTGCTCAAGCGGCTGGCCGGCGTCACGGACGAGGAGTTGGTCAATGGCTGACATCAAATCAGCGAGCCCGGAGGCCGAAGCCCGCTTCGCCTTGATCAGCGCACTTGACGATCTCACCTACAGCGGAGCCGCCGGTCCGGTGCCCGGCATCGGATTGAACCAGAGCGAGGCCGAATTCCTCGCTGAGGTAACTGATTGGATTGGCGAACTAGGCAAGGCGCTGGTCCGGGTCCGCGAGTCCGTCATCGAAGTGATCGATGAGCTGGAGACATTGCGGTCGCAGCGGCGTTCAGTCCGGGCCTTCCTTGGCCTCAACAGTCCAGCAGAAGACGACTGAGCGTGGACATCACCGCGAACGTCACCCAGACCGAGCCCAACGGCACCAAGTCCCAGGCCCACGTCATCGTCGACAGCACCGGCAACGTCGTCCAGATGGGCGGCGAGAACACGATCGACGCCAGCGACGGCGACCTCGGAGAGCTGCTGGCATGTTTCGCCAGAGTCGCTGCAGACATTGAAGATCCGGAGGACACACTGTGATCGAAACACCAACGCGCAATACCGAGCTGATGCTCAAGGTATGGACCCATCTGACCGAGCACCCCGAGGCTCACAACCAACGCAACTGGGCTGAGCGGCCATGGGACGTCGTGGACATCCATGCATCGGACGACGAGATCACCTATGAGAATGTCTGCGGCACAAAGATGTGTCTGTGTGGTGACGCCATGCTGCTGTCCGGGTATCGGCTCCGCTACTTCAAGAGGCGCGCGCCTGCGTCGGGCTTCATGCGCCCCGACGGATCTACCGACGGTGACTTCGTCGCTGAAGGCGCGGCGCTGTTCGGTCTCAATCGGGAGCAGGCGGCCCATCTCTTCACCTGCATAATGGACAACGTCGACGCTCTGATGCTGCTGCGTTCCCTCATCGACGAAGACGGCGAGTTCGAGCGAGACATTGCCGCATGCGAAGGGTGCAAGCCCTCACATGAGGGCGAATCATGAGCGGCCAGGACACAGTGATCGTCAAGATCAAATGGTCCACCATCGAGTATCACAGCGGATACTTCCGCGTCCCAAAGGGTTTCGATCCAGACGACTACGACATGGGCAACGCGATGAGCGACCATGACGAGGAAACCTACGAGTGGCTTAAGCGTGACGATTTCGAGGTCGATGACACGGAGTGGCCCATCGACATGGAAGAGGCAATCGACCTCGACCTGGTAGGGCACGAACTCGGATGATCACCCTCGATGATGCGCGCGAGAGCATCGGTATCACGGTGCTTTGCGACGGCGCAGGGCCACACAGTCGTGGCGAAATCATCGCCGTCGACGACCCCCACGTGATCGTCCATTATTTCAACGATCCCATGCTGTCCACCAGGGCGACGCGGCCCGGTGATCTGAGTTTCGTGTACCGAAGAGGCAAGCCGCCAATGACGTTGGCGGTGCTGTTCTCTCACGCCAGCTCAATGGTCTACCAGGAGTTAGTCACTCAGGAACGGTTCACGTGCCGCGTGCCGGCGGCAACCTTCGCCCAGCGGGTTGCGCGCATCCAAGGCGTCGATTACGAGGTCATGGAGCTCGTCGGCGGACGCTGGCGGAGTCGTCGCGGAGAGTCCCCGGTAGAGGTCATTCGACGGAGGTGGCAGGCGTGACGTGGTACCGAGTCGAAGATCGAACCGCAGGCCAAGTAGTGCTGGTCGAATCGAACTCCCCACACGGAGCAGTTCGCAAGTACAACGACCGTTGGCCGCCCGACCTCATGATCAGCAAGGCAAGCAATGACGACATTGCGGCCTGGACGACGGCCGGAGAGGGGTGCCAACCGTGGCCCCTGTGAGTCCTGAATCCATGGATGCCAGTGGGGCACGTCAGACAGTCACCGAGCTGCGGCTGACCGGACTGAGCCCGCTGTACATTGCCAATCACCGCCTGGTTCCTGTCGAGGCTATGCGCGCCCTGATCAGCGGACGTGACGAGAAGGGCAATCCGGTGTCCGAGATTGCATACCGCCACTACGAGTCCTTGGTGAAGGCTCCGATACCGCCGGCCAAGTTGCCCGAGTTTCCCGATAGTGGGTACGAGGGCATGGTTCTGCCGTTCGGCACGATTCGACGGCTGCGAGCATTGATGGCTCTGGGCCACGACACGGGATACCTCACGCAACGAATCGGTGGGTCACCCTCACGTCTCAGCACGGTGATGCACCCCTGGATCACGGGGCAGGTGACCGCCGAGGGCGCCGTGAGGGTATACCGCACGTACCAGACCTTGCGCCTGATCGCAGGCTCGTCAGAGGCCGACCGCATCGAGGGGAAACTCCGAGGCTGGGACATCTGGCTAGACGCTGATCCCGACGATTTCGATCGGGTGGTGGTCGATGACTACGGATACATCGAAAACGACCCTGCCGTCGATACAGGAGGATCATGATGACTTCGCTGGTCGTACCTCACCATCACGGTTACAGTGCTACTGACCACGATTTAGGGCACTACGCCCAGTAGCGGGGGAAACGATGTCAGACGACAAACTCAAGCTCGACTTGGAGGCGCTGGATAAGCTGTCCCCGGAGCTGAGCGATATAGCTAAACGGGTGAACGCGAAGGCGGCGAGCCCAGCGAAGATCGAGGCTGGGGAGGCGCCGTCGTTGGTGGCGGTGCGTGAGCTTGTCACCCAGGCCATCCCCGGTTTGCAACGCGCGTTCGCGGGCCGCTGCTCCAACGTCGCTGACCTGTCGGTACAGACCAAGAATGGGTTCGGGGACACCGAGGAACACGTGACACGGCTAATCGCGTCGGTGACCGGGCTGTCGCGGGGTGGTCGCTGATGGCCGGGTATTCGTTGCGGATGCTGTTGTCCACCAAGCCGGAGAATGCCATCGAGGGCATGCGCCAGGCGATCCTGGCGGCCACTGAATTGCAGGGCGAGGCCAAGTCCTACAAACACGCCATCGAGAGACCAGGTGGCCAGGAATGGCAGGGCAAGGCCGCCACCGCCGCCCAGGACACCGCAGCCGCCGACGAGAAGGTGGTCTACGGAGCCACCGAGCGTGTCCGCGATGAAGGCAACGATGCATTGAACACGTTGGCGTTCAAGGTCAAAGAGAGCCACAGTAAGCCAGTTCAGATCTACAACGATATGACCAGCCACGGCTACACCGTCTCCGAAGACCTCAAAGTGGACTGGATCGTGCCGCCACGCGCCACCCCCGAACTCATCGCACAGGGCAAGAAAGTCGCCGAACGCGTCACCCGCGAGATCCGCGCCGCCTACGACACCTGGTGGGCTGCCGAGGAGGAGGCCCAAGGCGAAATCCGGGCAATCATCAGCGAGCTGAACACTTCCTACAACCCTATCGGCGGTCTGACGGCCAACGCCGGACACCTCGATGGCGCCTACTTGCAAGGCGGCACCCAATGGGACACCGACGTGTTGGGCCGTGTGCAGGCCGCGTCCACGCTGGATGCTCAGCAGCTCCAAGACCTCGCAACTGGCAAGAAGATCGACATCGGGTCGAACCGGATGCAGTACCTGTACCAGTTCGCGCACTCCTTCGACGGCAAGACACCTGACCAGATCGCCGCCATCAAGGCTGGGTTGCCGCCCGCGCAACGCGACGCCATGACCCGCGCCCTCGCGATAGTCGCCAACGACCAGGTCCGCTCCGGTGTGGAGAACACCAGCGGTGTCACCGAGGCCACCAAGAAGAACTTCATCCCCGGCGCCGGGTCACTGGCCAACCTGTCCGATGGCATGGTCGCCGAGATGACCCGTGGTGATCGGGTCGCTAGTGGCCCGCTCGGTGTTGGCCCCGCCGCCGACAAGGCCGGGTTGCCGAACATCGAACTGCGCGGCGTTGACGACATGCAAGCGATGGCCAAGATCTTCGACGGCGCTGGCCCCTACCTCAACGGCTCCGAAGCCGGAAAGGCGATGCTGGATGCGGCCAGCCAGTACTCCAACGCTGACATCGACAGCCACTCGGCCGAAAAACCTGCACACCTGACCTCCGATGCCCATGGCCCGCTGACCAACGCCCTAGCCGACATCTATAAGAGCGGGGCGCAAGATCAGGTGGGGGTGCACGAGATCGTCACCGGTGAGCCCACCGAGGGCGAGAAGTTCCTGCGCGGTGTGCTGGGTGAGAACTACGGGGATCAGTCCGGCAAGGTCGATGACACCCTGGCCTGGGCTGGCGATCACTCCCAGAAGGGGGCCGAGGTCGCCAACCAGGTGGGTCACTACATGGCCGAGCACAAAGACGAATTGCAGCACATGGCCGGGGGCGGCAACTTCGCCCAGAACAACCCCGAAATGGCCGGAACCACAGCCAAAGTCGAGGGTGAGTACCTGAGCCAGTTCGCCGATTCGGACCCCACCCATCGGCAAGACCCCGGCATCAAGCCGTTCACCAAGGCCGACGAGATGCGGGACATGATCTCCACCTTCGACAAGGGCCAATACTCCGGCGACATCATCAACGAAGCCGGACATCAACAGCACCAGCAGCTCCTTAACGACGCCGCCCGCACCGGCTCGGACCTAGATCTCAACGCCGCCGGGCGACTCTCTCAGGGCCTGGCCGATGGGGCACTGGACTCGGTCGCTGACAAACCCGCCGACGAAGGCATGGAAGCTGCCAAGAAGCTATTGGGCAAGCTGCCCCACGTGGGCGATGCCATCGAAGTCCTTGACACCGCACAAAAACACATCGACGATGCGTCGAAACTACCCGAGGGCTTCGCCCAGAACCTGGCTCAGTCAGGCAGTTTCGGGAACATTCAGGCGTACCAAACCAGTGTCCTCGATGCCCTTCTGCAAGCCCACCCCGGCATCGCCAACGACCCCGACATCGGTAAGTACATCAATAACGGACACCTCGACATCTCCTCCCTAGATGAGCAGGGCGTACGCCAGGCGAAGTCTGATCTGTCGAGGTGGTTCCAGCACACCGCCCCACGGGATTACAACTTCAACATGGAGCACTGGAACGACCAACAGGACATGGGGCGCCGATACCGCGACTGGGGACCAGGGACTAGCAAGTGACACCACTTCACGCACGTGCGGTGTTCGCTGCCGCGGCGTCCCTGCTGATGGCCTCGTGCACGCAGGACACCCCGAAAGCGCCTGCCCCGTGGGATTCCAACGACCGCACCACCGTCCGGTGGATACCCAACCCTGCCGCTGACCTCATGTCTCCCGAGGGCACCTTCATCCGCGCCGCGATGGAGTCCTGGCGGGCCGCTCAAGTAGGCCAGGGGCAGGGTATGGATGCCATCAGGGCCGGGGGATACCCCGGCTTCGACCATGCCTTCAACAACGTCTGGAAAGCCGGAGAGGTCGGCGGCACCGTCCGATTCGAGCGCCCCCTAGTCGGTACCGACTACTACGAGGTCGTCGCGCTAACCCGAGATGGCGACCGGTACAAGGCGGGTGTCTGCAACTACACATCGCAAATGGCAGGGCAGCTCGAAGACGGTCAATACTCAGGCCCCGGACCTAAACCGATGAATGGCGGCGAATGGATCACCTTCGGCCCCGACCCGAAACTCCCCGCCGACCAACAACATGCACCACCTGCTCAGCAAACGGGTCCAGCCGAGCGACCCACGGACAACGTGTTCGGCACATGGGTGCTCTTCGACTACGACCCACAGATCGCAACGACCTTGCCACAGTGCGTCAAATTTGCGCCGGGAACGCCAACGAATCTGCCCAACCCCAAGAAAGTGTCGGAGCCACCGCCAACCTTGCCGCCGGACCCAGGCTGGCCCGAGGGCAGCAAGGCGTAGCCCGGTGGCCAAGTTCGGTTATGGCTGCATATCACCGTTTTGTCTAGGCACAGCAACGCCATTGGCGCTACTGGCATCGCCAGTGGCGGTATCGGCGCTCGCTGCCAAAGACGTTACAAAGCCCGAAGTCCATCTCGCAATGTGGGCTCTGGTGATGTGTTGCGGGCTCCTCATTCCACTGACGTCCGACATGCTCGCACTACGCGCTCAACGCAAGCGTCAGGACAATTCAGAGCCCGGAGACGCTCCCGGGACCATCGTTGCAGGAACGTGCGTAATGGCGCTTCTTAGCTGGTGGCCCTTTGTCTCTAGTCTTCCAGGCAGAGTTCCGGAGGGGCCAGCCCTAGTTGCATTCAGAATGGCACTGTACGTAGGCGTTTTCGCTGCAGCGTCGATTCCGACACTATTCACACGTTCGTATCGTGTGAATGAACGATCCATTGCTCTTGGTGTAGGACTCGGAATCATTCTGGCTCTGTCAACCACCTGAGAGCATTGACACTACCTACAACAGCAGGTAGTATTAGAGTTGTTGAGGCAGGGAGTAAACCCGCCCGGAAAGGAATGAACCTTTGAGCACGTCACCCCAATCTCGTTGCCCCCTTTGCGGCGACAGCATGGCTGAACCAGCTGTCCGCAATTCGCTGTCGCGGGTGGATAACTCCACCTACATCTGCAATCGGTGCGGCTTGGCTGAGGTCATGCTGCGAAAGACGAAGGACAACGAACCACGCCAATGCCTGTACTACGACGAGGCCATGGGCGTTGGGCTGGTCACCGAGAACGAGCCTGGCTACTACCCGTTCGCCGCGGCTTCGCCGGCCGTCGACGCGACGTGGGTCCAGTCCTACGTGAAAGCCGCCAACGAGAAGTCCGGCCTGAGTGAGCAGGATGCGAATGACATCGTGGTGAGCTCGATGTTCGGGCGTCAACAGAAGTTCATCGACAAGCACTACGCGTCGCGGGGTGCCCGGTGAAGAAGACGAATTGCGTTCTCGCCAAGGATCTGAACGCCACGAACATCGGCAACATCATCCGATTCCGGCGACTCAACGAGAGGACCCAGGTCAGCGAGATCATCGACGCTGAACTGCGCAAGATCTACCACATTGAAGGATCTACCGTTGTGAACGTGGGTGAAGGCGCGAGCGTCGAGTACATCCTTGAGCACGACGACGCTGTGGTGATCGACCCACCGGCGTTCTACGAAGGTACCTGGGTCGCAGAACTGGGGCTGGACGGACCTGCCTGATGACCACTTTCGATCTCGCCGACGGCGAGCCAACACCGGATCCATTGGGAGTGACCAAGTCTGAGCCGCTGTGTCCAGATTGCCTGCTACACCACGCCGGGGAGTGCTTCTGATGGCGCGCCACACGTGCCGCTACATCACCTGCGACACGGCCGGGTGCGACAGCGAGTTCAGCGTCGAAGGAAAGCTCGATTGGTTCGTGGTACAGGCCCGCGCCCGGAGCGCGGGATGGCGGCAGGACGGAAACACGCACCTATGCCCCACCCACCGACGCGTCTCCCCCGCCCGAGTGCGCGAACTGACAGGAGCCACACGATGATCGACATCGTCGTCTACACCGACCAAGAGCGGCTCCCCAACGGGAAGCGAATGAATCCGGTAGACGTATGGCGAAAACTCAAGGCAGCAGACCTCGGTGGTATCCGGGGTGTGACGATCATCGACCACGCCACTGGACTCACATCGACCTTTCGCGATGATGAAACCGCGGTGTGGGCCACCAGCACCACAACGCCATGACCAGCTCGAACCGTCACGTGACACGAAAAATGCCAGCTGCCCCGGGGGGTTGGGCAGCTGGCATCCACAGCTTAGCGACTGACTCTCGTGTTTGTCGGACGCCGGTGAAATGATCGCGTCATGAGCCTCAAGAAGACTGGTCAGCTGAGCGCCGGCACAACTGCCGTCTGCTTCGTCACGGCTGGAGTGATCTCCTACGGGTTCTTCAACGGATTCGACTTCCTGCGCGATGCATTCTCGGTGGCAGCCGCCGTGGTGTACGTGATCGTGTTCCTGGCTGCGCTCGCCGCAGCGGTGGGGTTCGGATGGATCTGGCTCGACCACAAGATCTCGGAGCGTCGCACGCTCATGGCTAAGCAGGCCATGGAGATTGCCGAGCTGCAGCGCAGGGCATCACTACCCATTCTGTGCGGCGAGCGACCCAGCACCCTTGGCGCCGGCCCGTGCATTGAGCCGCTGTTCCACGTCGGGCTCCACCAGGACAAGGACGGGCATCGATGGTGGTCATCTGTTTCCTTCGAAAGGCTCGCTTAACCGTCCCTCTTGTCGGTGGCACGCGATACCGTTATCCGAAACGAGCTTCGCGACATGCAAGGAGAGCAATGAGAAAGCTGGGGCTGTTCATTGTCGCCGCCGCGCTACTGACGGTGGTTTTCGTTTACAACCGAGATCGCCCGGTGGAAAATGCGGCACCCATCTCCCGCGACGAGGCCGCGGGGGTGACCTCCACTACCGCGGTTTCAACGACTTACCTGGAAGCCAAGGAAGCGGCGACTTGGAAGGATGTGGCCGGGGTCATCACCAGCGAGACGGCCGTCTACTCCAATCCTCTCCAACAGGTCACTCCGCCGCCTACTACCCCCGTCCCGTTGCCGCAACGGACATGGACGTTGCCCGCCGGCACAAGGGTCACTATTGAGTGCAAAGCTGGACTGGAGTACTTCACCAGCGACGGAACGTCTTTCACCCCGAGCGTCTTCGTCTATTACGACTCCGGCAAGCCGGAAGTCAAGGGGCAGGGATATGTCTCGGGAAATGCGATTGAGGTCACCGGACGGAGGCCGGATACAAACGAAAAGCTCGTCATCGGACAAATCAAGCTGTGCTGACGGTCGATATGGCAGAAAAGATTGGCCTGCCACTACTCGGACTCGTATCAGGCTGGCTGTTGGCGGTGTGGAAGGGCGGCCGTCATCGCTCCTGGGATTCGCTCGGTTCAGACCTTGATCTCGCCGACAAATTGGAGAACTATTTCCCTGAACATGCAGAGTGGCTGCGTATGTCGGTGGCAGCCCGCCTGAAAGGCCGAGGGATATCTGATAGTCGGCCGAGGATGGACCCATGGCAGGCTGTGGTTGGAATCTGCTTCGTTGCGGCAGGTTTCATAGGCACGATGGTGTTCAAGGGCGATCTCAGCCATCCGGCGGACAAGAGCGAAGCATTTGGAAACATCTTCTTCACGCTCGCGATGTTGTTCACGGTAGTCGCGGGATCATTCATTTTGGTTCGCGACGGCTTCACAGCCCGATTTCGGCCGCCCGGTATCTCCGACTTGCTAATGCCCGGATACACCAAGAACGAACGCAAACAGCTCGGTGACGAATTCAAGCAACTCCATGAACGAGCCAAGGCCCTCCCCGAGCCGACAGAAATATCGCCAGCCGACAAGGAAGGCGAGGCCGAGCCCACCGCCGGGCTCTGGTCGTGGTTGACTGCTCGGGCCCGCCGGCACCGCGGGGCCGACGAGATACGTTGAGGCAAACCCAGGAGGGTGGTTATGGCAGAAAACGATGGTTGGCGCACCATCCAGGTGGCTCCGGTGGCGCCCGGGTTGTTCGTAGGCGCGTTCCCGGTAGTGGCAGTTCTATTACAGGAATTCGTGAACAACCCCAAGGAAACCCGGGTTGTGATGGCGTTCCCAAATAGCGGTGACGGAGTGCTGGAACCGTGGGAAAAGGTGCACGGGCATGTCGAATGGTCCGACGCATGGAATAGGCCAAACAACCCGGACTAGCCCTTTCCGTACTAACCACGTTGGTACGGAATCGCATGAGCAGCTGCGGGGCGCTCCTACCGTGTCGGGTTACCTTTACGCAGGTCGCATCCACTGCGAGGGCAAAGAATCAAGATTGTTTTCTGGATCAGCTTTCGCCCCAGTTCAACGTGCTTTACCATGTTCCCCATGGCCTCCGGGGACATCGATTCAGGCAACCACTACAAGGCAAACTGGTGCCGCGTACTGCAACATCAGCCCGACAAGCCGGTAGTTCAGCGCGCACGTCAGCGGGTCCGTGCCGCACTGGTCGCCGTCGCAGTCCTGGCGGTTGGGGTTGGCACCGTTCAGGTCGCGACGATGCACACGGCGCCGGGCAGTGGCTTCTCCACGCTGGCGACGGTGGGCGCGGAACCTACCGGCCCGCCGGGACCGACCGGAGGCATGACCGACGGTGGGGGCTCTCAGTTCCAGCCGCCCGCGCAACCTCCGTCAATGCCGGATTACCAGGGTGGCAACAACTTACCGCCTCTGGATCAGAACTCTGGTATTTCAATTTACAATTCCGGCAATCCGCAAGCGCCGCAGCAGGTTCCGGGTCAGCAGGGCGGGCAGCAGCCGCAACAGAGCTGGGATCAGCCCGCTCATGGGACTCAGATGCCCAATTACTCCACGGCGCCGGGGTACACGCAGGGGCCGGGCAAGCCCAACCCTGATTATCAAGCACCACAGCAGAGCTCACCCCAGCAGGGTCAACAGTCCCCGCAACAGGGTCAGCAACAGCAACAGCAGCAGCAGTCGCCGCAACAGAGTCAAGAGCAGCAGCAGAACCAACCCGAGCAACAACAGCAGCAGGAACAACAGGACCAGGGTGACCAGCAGCGGCAGCAGCGCTGCCAGGCGATGTCGCAGCAGATGGATCAGCTCACCGAAACTGCGGGGCAGGTCGCTGACGTCGTGCAGCAGGTTGGGGACGTAGTCGACCAGGTAGTGCCCAAGCCCAAGGGCGGCGGTGGATCCTTGGGGCCCGATGGTGAGCGCTCACCGGGGCGGGTGCCGACCCAGCCGCTCGAGTGTGGCGATTGCCCGCCGGATCGTAAGCCGCAGAATCCGCTGTGCAAGCTCATCCCTAGTCCAGCCGCCAAGAAGGTGTGCAAGGACTACATCGATCCTTGGATGGACAACTTTTCCGATGAGTGCAAGACCGGCGAGCCGGGATGCAAGGGCCGGGTGCCGATCTGTTACCCCAAGGATGTCACCAACCCCACCCAATTCCAGATAGATGGCATGAGGGACTACATAAACGGCGGAAATCGCCTGATTCGCAAGAATGAGGACGCCGGCGGCATGGTGATCAAACGAACGACCAGCGGCATGGACACCCGCCGAAAAGATGACATCAAGAGGGCAATAGCAATCTTTGGCGAAGAAGCTTTTAACGGTAAAGCGCCGGGTCACATGCCAGATTTAACATGGGGCGGAACAAAGTTCGATGACCGTCAAGTGCTCCCCATGGATATTGCTCTCAATCAATCCATCGGTGGTCAATCGAACTATTACCGCCGATTCAAGGAAGGGTTCCAGGTGACAGAGTTCGTAGAGGGGATTTGGGCCGTGCCGTCCTATTCCAACAAACTCCAGTGCCTCGAAAAGGGACCTACCGCATGATTGCCAACCTTCGCGAAAGGTTCAGCGGGCGCGTGGCTGCGATCGGTGTGGCCTGGGTTGCCACGATTGCCATCGCCTCGCTGCTGACCTATGTTCTGTGCATGCAGCACCCCAGTGCGACATCGGATAAATACGACGCAGAAGTACGCCAGGTGATCGAGCAGTACATTGACGCATTAAATGCCGGTGACCTGAAGCGACTAGAGTCACTTTCCACTGGCGTAGCCGAGGAACATCTCAACCCATCTTTCAAAGGTGGGTACGTCCAGGATATGGCGTCGGAGATGCTGGACCATGGTCCGATGCATATAGTCGATTTCGGCATTCTGGCGCGAGGCGATCTGGTCTACGACGCGTTCGTGTACACAGAATTCGAGGATCAGAAAAACGCGAAACCGGAGAACATCTACTACTACACCGGGGCGCGGGTCCGATACAGCATGTACCGACTCAACGGGCAATGGAAAGTCATGAGCGTAGAGACGTTCAGGGCTGACGCCAAGTGAAACGAGCCAGCGCCCTGGCGGTGATGATGGCGTTGTCAGCAATGGTGCTATCGGGATGCCAGACCTCCACCGAAGCGCCGAACGCCGAAGCCAACTTCGCGCAGATCCCCGGACAGTTCCCCACCCCGGCCACCACGACAGCAGCGGGAGCAGACGATGCGCCCGTTGGCGCGTGCGTCAAGATCTCCGGCCCGCGCCGCGACGCTGCGATGAAGCTGACGAAGTGTGACGCCCCAGACGCTACCCACAAGATCGTCCAACGCGTCACCGAGCCGAAAGACTGTGTCCGCGACGTTGATCGGCGCTACTACCGCAACACCGCTGCCGGCGAATGGACCGCATGCCTGGACCTGAACTGGACCAACACTCGCTGTCTGAGCATCAGCGACGACGAGACACGGGCTGTGGCATGCGACGACACCGCGGCAGTCGATCGTTTCCGGCCAACCAGGGTGGTCCTCGGAGCCAGGACCGCCGACGTGTGTCCGGTCGGATATCCGCACCCGGTCCGCATGTTCACCATCTGTACAGAATCAGTGCGCTGACCGTCCTGTGAGGGGCCGACGGCGTAACAACCACGCCTGTTACGAGTTTGGGGGTATCGCGGCCAGGACGAGGTTCGGTACACCGCTCTTGAGCACCTTGCGCTGATCGCGGAACTCCTGCTGTTTGTCGCGATTGCAGGCGCGGCAGAAGGTCTTTCCGGTCTTCTCCTGAACGTAAGAGTTGTACCGGTCCATGACATGCCCGTGCTCGCAGATTCGGAATCCGACAATTTTCTCGTCGATCATCCGGTCCAGCTTGCCCTTGGTGCGCGCCAGCTCCGCACGCAGCTCATCGAGTTCATGGTCTCGGGCCTTGAGTTCCCCATGCGCCATACGCAGCTCATCGGCGAAGTTGTTCGCGTCCTTCTGCATGAGCGTGCAGACCATGGTCAGCTCCATGGCACGGACCGAGCGCACAAGCCGCAGACAGCAGCACAGCCGATCGGCGATCTCCTCGGCGGTCAGACCTGCCAGCGTCAGGCCCGCGACCAACCAGCAGCGATCCGGTATGTCGAGATCTTCCATCCTTCGCGAGTTCCCGGCGAGCACCGCGGGGATCAACTGGTCATCTGGCATCCATCGCTGCTGCGTAGGGGCTTGTCCCATACGCGCACGGTAAGCAATCACGGTGACAGGTCGGTGCAACGACGCGCAGGCACTCAGGTGTAAACATCGGTTCCCAGAGGCGAAGTCGGTGTCCTGCAATAGGATTCCGACCAACAGGGCGCCCATACGGGCGGTGACGGGAGACAAATACATGATGGTCAGGGCGGGTTTCGTGGCATCGATGCTGGCAGCGGGAGCTGCGCTGTCGGGGGTGGCGGCAGTTGGATTCGCGGCGCCGGCCAAGGCGGATCAGTACTGCGAGCCGCGCGCGATGGTGTCGTACTGCGATGGCCCGGTGCGCGCCGACGGTTCGTGGCGGCGGTGCTTCTACAACACCCCGACGTGGGGCGGTGGCGGCGGATACATCAGTGGCGGCAACTGCTATGACGTACCCGGCGCCGGCCAGGACCCTTACCCATGGGCTCCGCAGGATCACCTGACGCCGTAGCCCATGGGCACCGCAAATGACACTACCTATAACACTAGGTAGTGTGTTTTTCGAGGTTCGTCAAAATTTTCGCGCTCATATTCGGTCCTATGGGCTCGGTCGGGCAAACCTTGCGAGAGGACGGATAGCACTGTAGGTTATAGGTAGTTCACCAAGAGGTGAGCACACCGATGAAGGGATTGAACCCATGTCTGTTACTGCCCCCGCCCGCAAGCCTGCCACTCGCGCTGCCAAGGCTTCTGCCTCGACCGCACCGGCTAAGGCCGCTGCACCCAAGGCCGAGCCCGCCCCTGTGGTGCTGAGCAAGAAGGTCACCAGCGCGACCAAGTTCCGCGTGGCTGTGCGCTACGCTGCTCAGGCCAATGGCTGGGCGTTCGAGCAAATCAGCACCAACGTTGACCAGTACACCAAGGGCGACACCGTCGTGCACGTGCACCACGGGGCTAGCGACCTGGTGACCAGGGCCGAGAAGCTGGAGGGCACCAAGCCCATCGACCAGATCATCCCCGGCTCGAAGTTGAAGGTGGAGCGCGTGCACAACTGGCTGGCACCCAAGGACAAGGCCACCGACTTCCTGAGGGTTCCGGCTGCGCAGGTCGCCGAGTACGAGTCCGGCAAGGGCCTGGCGCTGATCAAGGTGATGGACGAGCCCAAGGTCGACAAGGCCGCTGCCAAGTAGCCAGTGCCTTGCCTCGCCCTGGTACAGGAACACCGCCTGCACCAGGTCGGGGTTGGGCTCTGGATAGGCCAGCGCCACACGGGGATTGAACCCCGCAGAGAAGGGAATGAACCCTATGAAGCTGTACGACCGCCTCACGCTGGCGATGGCCGCGGGCGCGCTGGTGATGGCCGGCGCTATCGCTGACCCTGCAGGGGCTACCCCGACTGTGATCCCGACACCGGCCACGCCGTCGGTGGTGCACTCGGTGCCCGCCAGCGAGCCCGAGGAAGACGAGCCGGGCTGGGACTGCGCCACCATGGGGAACCGGATCTGTGGGCCGGGAGCCGACCGGTGACCGGGCCCGTGGATCCCAAAGACCGTCTGATCGCAGACATCACGGCCGAGGTGGATGAGGCCGAGACCGCTGACGAGGACGACCGATAGCCAGTGCGGTCAGTGCCACGCCCCCGCCATGCCCCACGTGGCGGGGGCTTTCGCGTGTGTCAGATGTTGGACCACTCGTCGGCCGCGACCGGCTGCCAGCCGGGTGCCGGCGCCGGGGCGGCGCGGTCCTCGGTCACGACCTCGGCGTCGATGACGGCCGCGTCTCCCCCGTCCCTGGTCGCACCGGCGCGGTGCCCGATCGCATCCGCTCGGTGCCCGATCGCCTTGAGCAGATCGGCCGGCGGTGTGCCACCGACGGACTCGATCAGCGCCGCCGTCTTCTCGGCGAACTCGATGTCGCTGACACCGACGTTGACGCGCGTCGGGGCGTCCAGCCCGAACAGCTTGGCCTCACGCTCCAGCGACGACAAGATCAGCCGGGCGGCATCAACATCGCCTTCGAGCATCTTCTTGTAGTTCGCCTTCTGCACATCAATGATCACGCTGCGCTGGCGGGCGATCATGTCCTCGGCGGTGTCCGCCAATAAGTCCCGCAGCCCCGCGGTCAAGTCCTTACGGGCCTGCGTGGTGCTGATCGACTCCTTACGGGCAATGTCGGTGAACGTCACGCCTGCGTTGCGCAGCATCACCACCCGGATGCGGCGCTCGAACGTGGTCTCGTCCGGCGGCACCGTCCCGTTCGCGAACGCCTCCAAGCGCGCCGAGTTCGCGCTCACAGGGCGTCAACCTCCACCCGGTGCAGAGGCGAGCGCTGTAGCCGTTTGGCCTTCTCGCGCCGCCGGTCCCGGTCATCGAGCACCGACTCGAAGAACTCATCGAGCGTCCGTCCTTCGAGTGACGCCTCCGATTTCAGCCGTCTCCAGATAGTTTCGCGCGCCCGGACTGTTCGTTTGGTGGGCAAGTCCTCCATGTCCTGCACGGTACGAGTACGGGCTGAACTGACCAGCACAGCTGCTCTCACAGCTCTACGCGCACAGGTATTCCTGCCCCTGAGATCCACGCAGACAATCGATCCAGCTCACCCTGTCCCCCACAGCCAGCACTGCTGTCTTACACGGCTGCTGACGACCACAGGGACGCACAGCTCACCGGTCAAGGACACCTAAGGCGACCCCACGGTGACTTCGCTATCGCCTGCGAGGGTGCGCGACGAGTGCAGCCCAAGCGGAGCGAGGACGCGCGTTCTCCCCCGGCATCCAGCACAAGTCCGGCGGTCAGCTGCTATGAAATACCCACGTGTCCAATGACATTGACATGATGTACTAGTGTCAATCGTCCGCGCGCGTAATAACGAGAATGAATAACAGACATCTGAGGTCCGCCTTCGTCGCGCTCCCGGCCTTGGGGCCTCCCGCGCTCCTCGGCGTTGATCCTAACACCTGGTGTCAAGCACTGTCATTTTTGACATGATATGTTAGTGACATGAAATCCACTGTGCCAGGCGTGTATTGGGCGCCTTCTGCTGGCCGGTGGCGTGTACACCTTCGGCGCGGACCGCATGCTGGGAGCTACGGCTACTTCGATGATCAGGGCGAGGCCGAGCAAACAGCTGCACTCGCGGCTGAGGGAAAGCTCGCACCCGGCGCCAATACCAAGACGCGGTACAGCAGCGCGCGCAGATCAGCTGCGGGGCCGCGCAAGCCGTACACGGTGAGCAAGTCAGCATCACCGCGCAGCGGCACCGGAGTGCGCGGCGTCAGCTTCAACCAGCAATCAGGCAAGTACCATGTGCGCATCAAGGTTGACGGACGCTACGCCAGCTTCGGACTACACGAAGACCTGAACGTCGCAGCCGAGGTGGCGCGACAGGTCTACGCCGGTGAGCGCAAGCCACTGCCCCGCCCTGATCAGCACAAACCCACGAAATCGCGGACATCGCAGGTAGATCCGTTCGTCGACCCGCACCGCGACAAACGGGCCTACCGCCTGACCCAGGCCGCGATCGACACTGCCCGCACCGCGGCGAAAGGTCGCAAGAAATGACCCGTCCGCTCGAACATCAGACCGTTGCTGTGGTCGCCTTCGGGCTTGGCTCGATCAGCCAGATGCCACCCTCGCAACGACAGGCCGGCGCACTGGCCACACTCGCCGAAGAACTGGATGCGCGAGGGGTGCTACCGGACCTTCTATCCGCTCTCGCGGACGGCCCACGGGAGGCACTCATGCTGGCGATCCAGCTCGACAAATCACGCATGCGACGGGGCGCGCGGGTAGGTTTCGCCGCGACCTCATAGGCGTGGTGCGCGACAGCACCGAGAACCTATGGCATTGTCATCGTCAGGGTCGGCACCGCCGCGCCCACTGAATTACCTTTAGACCCGGGTAGATTCGCGCAGCATCATTGCAGCTCACAGCCGATATTCCATCGGCCCGAGTTGTTGACTCTACCCACGGTAATGGGTAATGTCAGTCCAGTCAGGCAGGGAACAAACCCACCGACGGAAGGAACGAACCTTATGTCTCATGCCCATTTCGGCAGCATCCAAGAGCGAGTCGCCCGCGTCGCGACGCTATCGCGTGGGGGCTACACCGACCAAGAGATCGCGGTCAAGCTCGGCGTCAGCGATCGCACCGTCTTACGTGACCGCAAGGCTGCCGGTCTACCGGTCACTCCCACCCCCGCGCCCTTGACCGAAGAGGAACGCGCAACGGCACTTCGACTGCTCGAAGACGGTGCGAACTATCGAGAGGTAGCCCGAACCATCGGACGCGGACGAACCACGATCAAACGCGCATTCCCCGGCTACAGCTGGACACAGGCCCAGAAGTTCGAGTACCGCATGGCGCTTCGCGCCCTGAACGCCATCAGCACCACGCCACGTGGAGTGTTCGCATGAGCGCCGTCGTGATCCAGTTCCCCGGTGCGACGGACGCGGCCCCCGACCTCGGCGAACAAATCGACTTCACCACGTCGATGTTCTTGGAGCGCCAGGCGCTCGACTTCGGATGGGCCGTGCGCCGGCGGGACCCGCGGTACTTCACCGCCGAGCGCACCCGTGACGGTGTGACCACTCAGGTTGGCGTCCACGTCCGGGACGGCCAGCTGCGATCGAGCCGCCAAACCGTCGTCGCACGTACCGATGTCACCGACCAGGTAATCGGCTGGCTTGAGGACGGCGGCCGATGATCGACTTCGCAGACATAGACCTGGACAACATCGACCTAGTTGAAGACCAGATCACTGAGCGGCGCTCATCCATCGACCGAATGGAGAGTGAGATCACGAAGCTGGAGGAAGCCCTCTACACCGCTCGGCGCAGGGCTGAGGACGACGAGCGGTGATAACTCCCGACGCGAAGTTGATATCGCCCGTCGTCAGTGAAGAGGACATCCCCGGCCCCGCACGACATCTCAAGATCGTCAAGCTCACGCTCGTGAGCCCGCCCGGCCGTATCGAGGTAAGCCGCATTCGATGGACACTGATCGTCAGCGGGCAATTCGCAGGTGCCTATGCCGACTTCTGGTACAACGGGCGCTGGAACGAGATCTGGGAACTGACCGATGTGACATGCAAGTCCAGCTCGATAGACAAAGATCCCTACGACAAGGTCGAGGATTGGACATACGTACTCGACCTGCTCGCTGACTACGTGTCGAACGTCTTGCGCATCGAGCGAGGCGACCAATGAAAATGACCAGCGCACATTACGATCAGCTGCGCACCGCCATTGAGCCGCTCGACACCGCGGAGCGCCGGGAGCGGTATCGCACCGGCGAGTTCCCGCGCGCCGACCAGGTAAACGACCTGAACGTGCGCTACCGATGGGATCTCTTCTGGGCTGTGAAGGGGTACGAACTTTTGCCCCGCGACATCCACGGATGCATCTACAACACCGATCACATCGACACTGCGCTGCGCAGGATCGTTCCAGCGTTATAGAGCGCCCTAACCACACAACCTGCTCCACCACAGCGTCGGACTGAACCGACACATCGAAGGGACAGAACCCCATGCCCTCGGTAATCGATGAGATCGTCGTGCGCGAGAAAAAGTTCCAGCGCGCCAAGGAGATCGGCGAGAAGTACGCGCCCAAATTCGCGGGCACCAACACCAGATATCAGCCACCGCTGAGCAACTACAACGACGAGTCTGCGTGGATACCGGATCCAAAAGATCCTTCGTCGCCGAGGTTCACTCACGGACTCGCCGCGGCCGGACTGCGCTGGCGCAAGCACGAAATTGTGGTGGACCGGTGGAAACCGCCGAGTAAGTCACCCAGGCCGCGGCCCATTCCACGTGACACCGTCGAGAAGGTCGTCGCGTGCGCGGCACTGGGTTTGAGCTACTGGTGCGACGCTCCCTCAGATCGGATGGGGCGAGGCAGGGTAACCGGCACGTTCGTCTGGGCGACGGACGGAGACAGCATGCACCTGATCAACGTCAAACCAGATCTGGGGGTGACGTTCGCCGCGTGCACGCCGTACAGCCGCCTCACCTATGCCGCACATCGGTGCGCGTACAAGGGCAAGTGTTTGAGCTATACGGTGCCGGCCGACGATGCGGGATTGTGGGAGGTGGCCGAGCCCCTTAAGCCGACCGGGAAGCTGGATGCTCCGGCCGAGCCCGAAAAGCCCAAGGAAATTAGTCGTCTCACGGTGCAGACCGCGATAGCCGGCATCGCACACGACACGTCCTACCTCTCTGACGTCGACCTCGCGGTGCTGCAGCACATCGCCGCCAAGGCGAAGTACTACAACGGCGGTCGCGACATCGTCCCCCTGGTCACCGCCGAGCTCAAGCGGAGAGCTGCCGCGTGAGTGAAGTCGATATACCGCACCTTGCTCACGTCCTGTACCGCGCTGGAGTTCGTGACGGCATCGACATGTGCTCCGACCTAATTCGCAAGACCGCGGACTCATTGCAAGTGGAACCTGCCAGCGACGTGCGCCCCGCTGTGCGTGAGCTGCTGGAGCACATATCCACGGAAATACGCCTGTTCGCGTTCCAGATTCCTGACAAGTCGAAGCCCGAGGAGAACGATGCACGTCCCTGACCGCACTCACTACGACCCAGTGCTCGACGCCTACCTGCACACTGGGGAAGACGCGCGGGTGTATGCCGACGTGTTCCTGACCGGGACAGACGTTGCCATCGATATCGAAACACCTGGTCTAGTCGACCAATTCACAATCAACTGCGTCACTGCTGCATGGCATCACCAGGACGGCAACGTGCACGCAGTGCTCTTGGATCCGCGACGCAATCCCGACGACGTGAAGCGAGTCCAGTATTTGATCTGGGCCGCCAGCCGGTTGATCCTGCACAACAGCCCGTTTGACGCGCCTGCGTTGGTCCACCACAGCCTCATGAGGCTCGAGGATGTCAACAAGGTGGTGGACACCTTGCTGCTGGCCAGAATGGCGATCCCTGATGTGATGCAGTCCAAGAACTTGTCATCTCTGTCGACCAAGTACCTGGGCATGGGTGAGTTCGCCGGCGGAATGACTAAGGCGTTCAAGGCCGCTGGGTACAGGTCCGAGCAGGCCGGATACGAAGGCATGGACATCGACTCCCCTATCTACCGGCAGGGCGCGATGGCCGACACCATCGCGACTTTGCGACTGGAACCGGTAATGCGCCAGCTGTGCCGGGACTGGCTTATGGACCACCCATTCGTGCACTACGGCGCTACCACCGGGGCCGAGGCCGATGCGCTGATCCAGGTCCAGGAGACCGACCACCGGGTGATGCTGCGGCGCACCGCCCGCGGGATCAACACCGACCGAGAGGCCCTGAACCAGTACGCCGAGTCCGTCGACGCCAGCAGGCAGACAGCAGCCGCGCTGCTTGCCGAACACGGCCTTGTCGGCGGGGCGAGCAAGGGCGGCAAGATCATCGAGTACATCCACCAGCTGGGCGAACTGCCGCCCAATTGGCCCCGCACCAAGGGCGGCAAGCTGCAGGCGACCAAGGAACTGCTGGAAGAGTTCGACCATCCGCTGGCACAGGCACAGCTCACCCTCGGAAAGACCGACAAGGTGCTCGGGTACCTCAACAAGGTCGACTTCCAGGCACAGATGGCGGGACGGTGTTACCCGCAGGTCGGCATCCTCGGTGCCAGCGCTACGGGACGCATGGCTGCCAGCGAGCCTCCGTACCAGCAGTTCTCGGCCAAGGCGCGGCCAATCTTCCTGTCCGATAACCCGGACGCCGACGAGAACGTGCAGTGGTTCACCAACGCCAAGGGTGAGATGGAGTCACGGTGCGTCGGTCCGGGACAACAGCTCTGGTCCATTGACTGGAGCCAGATCGAGCCGGTGACCATGGGGCTGATGGCCAAGGACGATGTGTTCGTCGCACCGTATGAAGCCGGGGATGACCTGTACGAACCACTGATGCGCGCGGCCGGCATCGATCGACCAACAGCGAAGGTGAACCTGCTGGCGACGATGTACGGACGCGGAATCCCCAGCCTGGCACGCGCTCTCAAGACCAGCGAAGAGAAGGCGGGACAGATCCGACGGCAGATGCTCGCGGCCATGCCCGCCAGCGCGCGATGGATGACCAAGGTCCAGACCATCGCCGAGGAGTACGGGAAGGTGATCACCGCAGCTGGCCGCATCCTGCCCGTAGACAAACGCGGGGTATTCCGCGCCGTCAACTACACCGTGCAGGGCTCGGCGTACGACTTCCTCGCCAACACCATCCTTGAGATGGAACGCCGCGGTCTCGGCGACCTGGTGGTGCTTGGCATGCACGACGAGCTGGTCATCGACGCCACCGAAGAGCAGGCCATCGAGGTCGAGCAGATCATGCGAACACCACCGGAATTCATCATCCGATGGGCCGAACGCACCCCGATTTTGAGAACAGACCGCGCACCGATGGGAAGGGCTTGGGCCAAGGTATGAGCGAATACATCTGCCATTGCGGACATCCGGGACTCGGGTGCAGATGCACGTTCCCGATCACCGACGAGGCGCCGCCTCCACACAATGGCGGCGACTCGAACTGTGACGGGCTGGCCTGGCCAAGACCGAAGCCAGACATGGTGAACCATCCCCCGCACTACAGCGCGCAGCCCGGCATACCGTTCGAGTGCATCGAGATCACCCGCAACATGACATTCTGCGCCGGAAATGCCGTGAAGTACCTGTGGCGCAGCGACTTCAAGAATGGGCGGCAGGACATCGAGAAAGCGCAATGGTACCTAGACGACGCGCTGCGACACGCCGACCCGATCTTCTTACGGATGGACTTGTACGTCGAGCGCGAAGTCGAACGAAAGCTAGATGTTGTAGCCCAAGCACAAACCAACCCCCACCGACAGTGGTTCTTCATTGCCATTCGGGACCGACATCTGGAGGCCGCAATCGAATGTGTGCGGAACCTGCTCATCACCTGACCGACCCGTTGTAAGCTCCCTCGCACCAGCTCTACCCCGAGACGACAAACCCCATCGTCTGAGCCGGTGCACAACTTCATACATCCCCCGACCTCGAGAGGCATTTTCCCCCGAATGCTCGGTTCATCTGCGATAACTGCTGTCCTGGGCAGTGGCGTTGACAACACCAACCACGCCGCCGTCCGCTCATTCATCAACTCCGCGTGCGAAGCTGGACTCGCTGTCCTGCTGGTCGTGCCCGGCACCAAGCAACCGTTTGACGGCCGGACGCCGGCCAAACGCAAGGCCGAGGACAAAGCCGCGCAACAGGCGGCCAAGGCCGCCGGCCGCCGGGATTGGTCCAAGGCCAAGAGCCCGTCTGGGCTGGCGCTGGCGACCTCCACCAAGACCGCGCTGACCCGCAAGGGCGGGTATCTGGACCGGTACATCGAGGCGTTCGGCGCCGACTGCGCGGTGAACATCGCCGTCGAGGTCGGTGGCTCGCGCCTTGTGGTAGTCGATTGCGACACCCTCGCGCAGAAGCGCAGCTTCCTGGACATCGCCACCGGTGACGCGGACTCACAGCTGCCGCCCACGGTCGTCACACCGGGAAGCCGTGACGCCGAGGGCAACTGGGTACACAGCGACGGCGGGCACTTCTGGTTCACCGTCCCCGAGGGCGTCGAGATGCCCACCAACATTGGCTCGCTCACCTGGGGCGGCACCGACGGGTTCGCTGTCCTCTGGGACCGCCGGTACGTGCTCATCCCGCCCAGCACGCGGCCCGAGGGTGCGTACGAAATGGTGGGGCGCGACTACGAGTGCCCCGCATGGCTGCTGGAGGTCATCAACGAGAAGGCCGCGGCCAGGGCCAGCCGGACCCTCGAGAACGCGGTCGACAACGAGCTTTCCAGCTCCATCGACGAATGGGCCGAGACGATCTCTTGGGACGACATTCTCGAACCACTCGGGTGGACGCCGACCGTGCGGCCGGACAACTGCGGCTGCCCGGTCTGGACGGCACCCGGCGAGCACAGCTCCCCCAAGTCGGCGACCGCGCACGACAGCGGGTGCACATTGGGCCGGTACACCGAAACCAATGCACCGCTGCATATCTGGACTGACCACGATATCGAGCCGTTCGACGACTACGTCAGCGAGCACGGCACCAACACGCTCTCGAAGTTGCAAGCCATCGCGTACACCTCCTATGAGGGCAGCGTCGGCAAGGCCATGGATGGCATCGGCATCAGCCCCGCGGTCCATGAGATCGAGCGCGAGATCGGCGTCAGCACCAAGGACATCGGCACCGAGGAAGCTGGTCACGATCCGAGTGAAGAGATCGTGCTGCCCGCCTGCGGAGCATCCGACGGCGTCGATGTGTGTGGTCGTGAGCGCGGCCACGACGGCGACCATTGGGCTCTGAATGCAGGTGGAGCACCGTGCATAGCTTGGTCTTCCTTCACCGATCCGGTGACGGGCACCGTGATCCCGGCCGACGACATGGAGCATGACGAGTTCCCCGGCTCCGAGGAGCTGTCCTCCGAACAGCAGGACGCTGAGCAGCGCGACTACGAGCACGACAACCGCGACGTCGACACCGCTGCGAGCTGCGACACCTGCGGAGAGAAGCTGATTCACGGCTCCACACACCGCGATTCGGACAACACGCTCATCCACACCAACAGCGAGGGCGACGTCCACGAGGCCGAGTCCCCGTTCGCGGACGCAGACCCCGGCGACCCCGCGGTGTTCGAGCCAGACATCCAGGGCGTGCCGATGATCGCGCCGTTCTCGCACTGGCGCGACATGCCGCCGCCGCAGTACGTCATCGACAAACTCATCGAGCACGGCGGTCTCGCCAGCCTCATCGGCCCGCCGGGTGTAGGCAAGTCCTCGGTTGCCCTGGACATGGCATGCCACATCGCCGTCGGTAAGGCATGGCGCGGCCGCAAGGTACTCAAGACCCGGGTGCTCTACCTTCCCGGCGAGGGCCTGTCCGGTGCCGTCCAACGCGTGAAAGCCTGGGAGGCCCAGCACGACATCAACGATTCTGCGCTCGACGACGGTCTGCGCCTCGGTAACTCGATCATCCAACTCGGTGCCAGCACCGAAGCATGGGGCGCCCTCGCCGAATACGTGATCCGCGAGCGCATCGGCCTGATCATCTTCGACACCTTCGCGCGCATGAGCCTGGGCATCGAAGAGAACAGCGCCACCGAGATGGGTCGTGCGGTCGTGCGGTTCGACCAGATGCGCCGCCTCACGAACGCCGGCGTCCTGATCGTGCACCACACCGGCAAGAACAACCCGACCTCGGGACGCGGGTCATCGGCGCTCAACGCGGCGCTGGACTCCGAGCTATTGGTGAGCGACGGAACCTGGGAATTCGCACCGGAGTCTTTTGACGATGAGGGACGGCCGCCCTCGGGCAAGAAGATCCAGCTCTCGACCACCAAACAGAAGAACGCCGAGCAGATGGAAGAGGCGATGCCGCTGCTGATGCGCAGCGACGATCAGTTCAACGCCCCGTACATCACCGGACCCAACGGAAGTCTGGACCCGATGCAGGGACACATCGAGATGGCGCGGCCGGTCGAAGAGACCGTCATCGAGACCGCGGTACGGATCCGGAAATTCGTCGACCAGTTCACCGAGCAAGGAGTCACCCGAGCTGACATCACGTCGGGCGTTCGGCCGGACCCGTATACGGCGCGGCGCAAGGACTCCCCGAAGGCATGGAAGCACAAGGTGCACATGGCCATCGACAACGCGCTCCGGTGGGGCCTGCTGGAAACCGCCAGCGGCCAGAAGCTCGGCGCCCGGTATGTCCCGGGCCCCATGGGCGTCGAGGCATCCCGCGCCGCGTACGCCGCTGAAGTGCTCACGCCGGTCGACGGTGAAGGGGTCGCGTGATGCCATCCCTCGCCTGGTATCTCATTGGCATAGCCACCCTCCCGATCGCGTTCGGGGTGACGGTAGGCGGTGAATGGCTCATCAGCCGCGCCCGCTGGATATACACCAGACCGCTAAGACTGGAAGGTAAACGGCTGGCTTTCCGCCGGTCCTTGATCGTCGGGATGACGTTGGAGCTGCTCGATGCACGTCATGTTCGGGCGATCCGATTGCCCTTTAGCCGCGCGTTCATCATTCGGACAAATCCCAAGCGTGAGTACGACTTCGTCGGCGAGGAATGGGTCGTGATCGGTGACGACTACAAGAACGCGAGCGAGATCATCGGCAACGCGCTCGACGAATTGGGCTACGCGGAGACCGAGTCATGACGTCAGGGGATTCCGAATCATCCTGCGCAAGTTGGCAAATTCACCGATGCCGTCTACTTGGGCTATACAAACTTTGTTAAGTCGGCCAATACTATTTAAATACAGTCGAATTGAACGCTTACGGGTGTTGACACTACCCATGCCCTGAGGCAGTATGAATACAGGCAAGGCAAACAGCCCAACCTAACGACAACTGAACACCAAGCCACCTACACACCACGCCACGCAAACACCACAGTCGGAGGACGGGATGGAACCCGCCGAAATGGGGATTGAACCCCAACAAACTTCACAGCCGCGTACATTGCGGCCCTATCAATCACAGGCAGTCGGTGCCGTTGAATCCGACTGGGACGCAGGCATCCGGCGGGTAGGCGTTGTGCTGCCCACCGGGTCCGGTAAGTCCACGGTCATCGGCAAGTTGGCGTCAAACGCCTACCACCGCGGTCAGCGCGTGCTGCTGCTGGCGCACCGCGGCGAACTGATCGACCAGATGATCGAGAACCTGTTGGACATCGATCACACGATCCCCCACCAGCACATCGGCGTTGTCCGCGCCGAGCTCGACGACCACCATGCCCCTATCGTCGGCGCGACATTGCAGACCTTGGCCAACGCGTCCCGGCGCAAGGCACTCGGGAAGCGCGACGTGATCATCTGGGACGAGGTACACCACGCACCTGCCGAGGGGTACCACGCCACGTTCCGCGAGCTAGGCGGGTACGACGACGCGCTGATGTGCGGAATGACCGCCACCATGTACCGCGCCGACAAGAGCAAGGGCAAAACCGAGAACATCGGACTCGGCGATGTCATCGAGAAAATCAGCTTCGAGCGAGACCTCAAGTGGGCGATCGAGGAGGGCTATCTCGTGCCGCCTACCGGCCTGACGGTACGCATCAAAGAGCTAGACGCGCTCGACAAGATCAAGAACATCGCGGGCGACTTCCATCAGGGCGACCTGGCCGAGATCATGGAGGCCGCAGTCGAATACACCGTGGACGCCATCGAGAAGCATGCCGCCGACCGCCGGTCCATCGTGTTCGCCGCGAGCGTCGCGGCCAGCCACCAGATCGTTGACCTGATTAACGAGCGCGGGAACCTGCGCGCGATGGCCACTACCGGTGCCATGGGGTACGAGGAGCGCAAGCCCGTCTACGAGGCATTCCGCTCCGGCGAAATCGACATCATGGTCACGGTCGCCGTGCTGACCGAGGGCGCCGACTTCCCCATGTGCGACGCAGTGGTGATGGCGCGGCCTACCCGGAGCCGAATCCTGTACACGCAGATGGTGGGTCGAGCGATCCGGCTGTACACCGACCCGGTCACCGGTGTCGAGAAAGTCAACGGGCTGGTGCTCGATCTGGCGGGCAGCACACGGCGCATGAAGCTGGTACACCTCTCAGAGCTGGTGCACGGCATGGGCATCGAAAGTACCAGCGTCGATGAGACCGGTGAACCGATCGAATGCCCCGAGTGCGGCCGGAACATCGAACAGTGCACCTGTGAGCCGGAAGACTCGGGCGGTGGCGGAACCATCCGGGTGCGCCGGCAAGGCCCGGTCGACATGGTCAGCATTAACCTTCTCGAGAACGACGACACCCTCTGGCTTCAAACGCCGGCCGGTGTCCCTTTCATCAGCCTGGAGCGCGGACCCGCGGTGTTCCTGTGGCCCAACGAAGACCGGACGCTCTGGACTGTCGGCCAGATCAACACCCGCACCGGCAGAGGCGGATGGATCGACGGCGACGAAGGCGCGCAGCAGTACCGACCGCAAGAGGACGCGGTGCGGGCCGCTCAGCAGTGGTGCCGTAATGAGGGACACGACCTGCCCAGTAAGTACGCCACCTGGCGCACGCGCAGCCAGGCTCCGAGCGAGCTGCAGATGAAGCTGGCGCGCAAGCTACACATCCCCGCTTACGAGGGAATGACCAAGGGCCGCTTGAGCGACGAAATCAGCATCGCGTTCGTGGCCAACCTGCTCGACGCGGCGATGGAAGGCTGACCGATGACTGATCCCGTAATCGAAGCCGCGCGCCGGGCATGGGATGCGAGAGACCCGTTGGAGGGCATCGCCTACGTCCCTGGTGATCGCGGTATCTGGACTCCCGAAGCCATGGAAGCTGCTGCCAGTGAGGCGTTTAAGACGGTCCGAGAGCTGCACTACAAGACCGATGACGGGTACTGCGCAGAGTGCGTTAGCGAATGCGGTGACAACGTCGACTGGCCCTGCGAGACCGCTAAACGGATCTATCCCATCAAGGAACTGGAACCACGAAGCACACGTAATAGATAGCTAGATCAACAACAGCAGGCGGACTGAACCGCCGAAACGGGAAGGAACCCAAAGGATGACACAGCACGTACTCGGAACAGCTCACGGCACTACCAGCTTCATTGAGCGAGATCCCGGCCACTACGAAGGCCGTCACCGACACGGACCGGGCCTGCATCCAGTCGAGTGGCTGTTGGAGGACGAGCGATGAGCGACTTCCGAACCGACCTCAAAGCTGCCCTGGTCGACAAGCTCAACGAGAACTGGGACGGCGGCGTCTACGGGTCGATCACACCCGAGGACATCGTCGACATCGACGTCTACTGGGATGACGGCGACCGCTACGACCCCACCAACGGTGACTCCACCAACGCCGCACCAACATTCGAGGTCACAGTGACCTTATCGGCGGCCCGAGGCGGTCAGCGGGTTCAGGTCGGCACCGCCTGGACGTTCACCGCGCTGTTACGCGCGGTGCTCGCGATCGGAGACAACCGATGAGCCGCGATTGGTGGAACAACCCGGCACCTGGTGACACGGCGAAAGCTGAGCGGCTGTTGGATGACCGCAAGTGCCGGTACGCCACCAAGCGGCTGTTCCCCACACGTGAACTGGCACGCGAAGGCGCGCAGGACATCCGCACGGCAGTGGAAGCCGCTGGACGCGAATACCAGACGCTCTATCCGTACCGCTGCCCTGATGACGCGGGCCACTGGCACTTGTCTCACTACCCGCAGGGATACGCCACCTGCTCATTGTGCCGACGTCGCGCCGCAGCATGGAATGGCGGGAAGTTTTGGGTCATGGCAGCCCACACCACCAATGACGAGCCCTGCCGTGGTGTTGGAGGCATGGGGAGCGACGGTGGTGATTCCCGATGAGCACCAAGGTCATTGCACTCAGCCTCGCGCTGGCCGCACTGCTCACCGCGTGCGCGCCAGAGAGCGGACAGGTCGTTGACAGCGCGTACCGGCCCGCGTGGGTTCAGGTCCTCGGCACAGGCAAAACGGTCGTCATCATCCCGCACCCCGAGTCATGGGAATTGAAGCTGGACGACGGAAAAGACCGTGGTTGGCGAACCGTCGACATCCAGGCGTACCACCTGTGCGCTGTCGGCAAGCGCTATCCCGAGTGCGCAGAGGTGAACCGATGAGCGTCGCAGAGCAGTACCCGGCCCGCACCGACACCAACGGAACCACCTGGTACCGACCGGTGCGTTCCAAGGGAATTGACTTCGACCAGTGGGGATGGACATCCGATCCCCGCCAGGCACATCCGGATTACGAATACGACCCGGCGTCCGACTCATGGAACGACGGTATGGGTGGCCGAAACACCATGCTCGGCCTCAGTCGCAGCTCGCGGCACTGCGGCGCGGCCAGCGAACAGGTCATCGATATCTATGAGATGCCCGATATTGAGCTCCCTGGCATGTGGGAGCGCGCTGACTTCACCGGCGGCCGGGAAGTAGTCCGTGGCGCCAACTACGACCCGAACTGCCAGGACTGCAACTACGACACCCATCGATGCAGGGGATGTGGCGAGCCCTACCTCCACGGAAACCACCCGAGCTGCAAGGACTGTCAACCGGCCGAAAACCCCGCGGCCGAAACCCACGAGAAAGGAAACACCAGTGAGATACCAAGCGGCACCCCCGGGCCAGCCAGGTATACCGATGACAAAGGAAGTGGCGAAGGCCATTTCAGCGCAGGAGGAACAGACCCGAAAGCAGCTGGCTCAGATGCATCGTCGCGATGCCGAAATGGCGAAGCGAGCCAAGAAGAACGGGTACGACCCGACTCGACCGAACCACTTCTTCCACGATGCGGCGGGCGATCCGAGCACGTGCACAGAGAACCACAACCACCCGGTGCACATCAGCGAGGAGGCTCGATGACCGAGATGATGGTCGACGGCTCCCCCGACGTCGCCCGATACAGCGAGCACAGCAGGTACCCATTGCCCCCGATCCCGCCACAGGTGGAGGTTTCGGTGGACGGATACCAGCGCTACAAAGTGCCAAGCCCAACCACCGGGAAGCTGACCGGCTTCACCCGCGCCACCACGGTCGCTCGCACTACGGCTGAGGAGTACAACCTGGAGCAGTGGAAGATCCGCACCAAGGTCATGGCCGTATTGAAGGCCCAGGAAGCGTACGAGGTAGTCGACGTCATTGCCCAGGGCGACGAGGACACCGTAGAACTGGCCCAGCTGTACGAGAAGCTCCTCAAGGCCATTGCCGAAGGTAAGAGCCGCCCGATCAACCAAGCCATCGACAAGATCGATGATGTGGCCGGCGGCGCGGACGCCCGCGAACTCGGTGGCGCGGTCCACGACTGGCTCGGCGAGCTGGACTCGGGACGCATTCTGCTGCACCAGATCCCCGAACAGTTCCAGCCCTACGCGGTGGCGTATCAGGAATGCCTGATGCGCGCTGGCCTGATTGCCATGCCCGAGTACATCGAGCGGCTGGTGCTCAACAACCGAGGTATCGAGACCATCTGCGGACGTATCGACAGGATCTACCGCTGCGTCACCGACGATCAGCTGTACCTGGGTGATCTCAAGACGTCCGAGTCGCTCGACTTCTCGCTGCTGGAGTACGCAATTCAGTTTGCCGCGTACGGCTATGCACCGCTGATGTGTGCGATGGATCGACTCAGCTGGGAGCCGATGCCCAAGTTGGTCGGCCTACCGCATCCCAGCGATGACGAGGTGTTCGGAGAGGACGGCGACCCGCGTGACCCGATGTGCTTCTGCGTCCACGTCCCGCGGACTCAGCCCGAGCGCAGCCAGGTCATCCCGTTCAACCTGCGCTTCGGTGCTGATGCCTACATCCAGGCACTCGAAGTCCGCAAGACCCGCACTGCAGCCAAGAAGGAGGTGCTCGGCCAAACCACGCCGATCCCCTCCAAGGAGGCCCTGCGCTATGTCGAAGCCCGACAGGCGCTCCAGAACATCCATGACGAGGCGGACGCCCGCAACGTCATGGAGAAGTACGAGGACGTGCTCGACGACGGCCTCATGGAGTTCGGAGCCCAGTGCTTCGAACTCCTGTAACACCCCGCACACACCACGCACACACCGAAAAGGAGAATGAAAATGGCCAATCCGTTCGCCGGTCCCAAGGGCGGAACCACTACCGCCACGCGGCCGAAGGCATCGGCGGTCGCGGTCGCTGACCCCGACGACGAGGGCGGCGCCGTCACCATGGCGATCAAGCCCAAGGACCCGTTCGCAATGCCGGGCGGTGGAGGCAGCGGTTACAAGATCACCGAGTTCGAGGGTGAACTGCTGTTGATCAAGCCAATCGAGCGCGACGTCATCGACACCGAGATCAGCGCCAACTCTGATGTCATCCGTTGCGATGTTGTCCGGCTGGAGAACCAGAACGAGCAAGTCGAGGACATGCTCGTGTTCCAGACTGCCCTGCGACGCACCCTTGGCCGTGTCCTGGACGGGCCGAACGAGTGGGTGCTCGGTCGGCTCGGCCGCGGCACAGCCAAGAAGGGCAAGAGTGCACCGTGGATCCTCACGACCCCAGATGAGAGCGAGGCGGTGCATGCTGGGAAGGTCATGGCGGAACTCGGCCTGACGTAGCATGGGAACGTCGGCCTGTCGGACATCCCCCGGCGACAGGAACCACCGATAGTCCCCGCATCGAAAATCCCCCGGTAGCAATCGCTACCGGGGGATTTTCTTGTCTCCCGAGACATCTGCCCGACCAAGGCGTGTCCACCATAACCAGGCACAGTGACATCTGGAGGTATCGCCACAGCGCTCAGATGCCTTGAGGCTGACGATATTGCCCAACTTGACCTAGTGCCTGAATCTCACAATGGAAGCGGTACAAGGCTTCTGAGGGCTCGTCAGGGTAGCGCGTTGACCAGCTGCGCCGCCCTCTCCACCGCGGTCATTCCATCGAACACACGGTGGCCGGGGTCGTTGTACATATTGTGGTCTTGGCTGATCACGAACTTGAGCAATTTCTGCAGGGACACAACGATGTTCCCGATATTGAAGATCATGGCGATCAGGTTCGGGGTCTGGCTGGTACCGCTCCCAGTGATCAGGGGCAGCAGCCCGGCGAGCTGTCCGAAGCCAGCCAGCGACGGATTGCCACTGACGCCGAGTGCGGCGGCGCCGAAGCTGGTGAGGTAGCCCAACTGGCCGACGAACAAGTTGAACAGGTACATGGCGAACTCGGGTGTCGCCTCCATGCGCACCAGGATGTCGTAGAACAGCGGCAGCAGCCCAGCAGCGTTGGGGTACATATCCCCCGGCAGCGTGAAGCTGTAGTAGCGGTTCAGAATCCAGTCCGGCGGGAAGTCCTCGGAGATCCCGTGCCCGCCAGGGTTGTTGCCGAGTAGCGTCGGCCCCTCGGGACGGTTGGGGTCACCGAACTGAATCACCATGGCGATCTCTTCGCGCCGGTCTGCCGGCCACCGATTGAGGAACTCGACCACACAGCCCGCGCCACCGGAGTACCCGAACAGCACCTTCTTGCGCCGGTCAGGAATCGCGAACTTACGTCCCTCCGCGACACCGTCCTCGATCATGTCCAGATAGCTGTGCGTGGGGTCGCCACCGATCATGAATGCGTTGGTGTTGTATCCGAGACCCTGAATGTCGAAACGCTTCGGGTCCAGTAGCTGCATGGTGTCCCAGCCGAATCCGTTGTCCCAGCGGCCCCATGTACCGGTCCAGCTCAACCCGTAGTACGGCTTCGCGGGTGGCGGAACCTCGACACCACCTATCAACAGCATTTGCGACTTCGTCGCCCAGTCGAAGGCAGGACTGTTCGGGTCGAGGTCAGGGCCCGGCTTGTAGCCCTTGACCACCTCGGTGTGCCGGTTGTTCTTGAATTGCCGCTGCGCCTCCAGATAATCAGCGTCGATGACCTCGCTGGTGGTGCCCTTGAGCTTGACGCCGTAGCTGAACCGCGACAGGTACTTACGCGCAGCGGGCAGCAGCGGATCGCTCTCGCCGATTTCGTCGGGCGGTGTCCAGGTCATGAAGCATCCTTTCCGATAGGAGCGAAACCGTTGATACCCAGCTGCTTTCCGATGACTGCAACTGCGTTGACGAGCGTGCGGCCGCCCAGCTGCGGCCATTCGATACGCAGCTGATCCCAGATCTCGCGCGGATAGTCGGGCGAGACGGGCAGTGTGGTGGTCGGCGTCTCGCCGGGGAAGAGGTATCCGTCGATGTCCTTTTGGATCTCGCCTCGGAACCAGTTCATATCGAGGTTGCCCGGATCCCATTTGTATTGCCGCACGCCAGCAGGCCCGAATCGCGCCCACTGCGCATGCGAGATGTTGTGCGACACCGGGACTTGCAGATGCTTGGTCAGCGCCGCGCCGACGTCGCGCATCGAGATGATCTGGGCAGCGGGCCACGGCTCGCGCGTGATCGTTTCCTCGGTCAGCGAGGTGTCGCGCGGGTAGGCGCACTCGATGCCGATCGTGTACGCGTTGGCGTTGTCGGTGGGCAGACCCGGCCACGAGCCACGGCCGGCATGGTTGCACGGTCCGACCGCGACTATCGTGACGATTCCGTCCGGTGCGATGTGGATCTGCGCCAGCGGGCCCGGGAGGTCTGGACGTCCCTTACTGATCGATTCTGGCTTCTCAGCAGCGTTGCCGGTGTGGTGCCAGATGACACCCCAGATCGTGCCCATGGTGCCGCCGACGCCGTCGGTCTTCCAGCCGGGCAGAGTGCGCAGCCGGTCGCCGAGCGCCGGACGGAGAACATCTTCGAGCCAGATGGGATCGCCTGAGACGCCCACGTTTCCTCCTGGATTGAGTGCACCGGCAAGCCATGGCCGGGGGTCGATCTGGGAACCGGCCCGCCACATCGTTGGGTGGACCTCGAAATGCAGATGCGGGCCAGTTGCTTGGCCGTTCGCGCCGACATAACCGATCAGCTGGCCCGCGCTCACCCGGTCGCCCTGCTTGAGGCCCGTTGCGAAGGCATTCCACATGTGGCCGTACACCGTGGTGCCCGCGCCCTCGACGACCGGGTGGTCAAGGACGATCCACTGCCCGAATCCGGCAGCCGCGCCTATGTAGGCGACATCACCACCTTGCGCGGCGTAGATCGGAGTGCCGTCAACGGCCTCGAAGTCCTGACCGAGATGCGCTGTCCCCGAGCGAGGTCCGAATCCCGAACCCCACCGGAACGAACCCGCCTTGAGCGGGAGAAACCGAGGCACAGCGCAGACGGTAGGCATCGGCCGTGCACGCCATTCTCAGTTGACTCTACCTCTTGTTCTAGGTAGTATCATGAGTGCAGAGGGCAGGGAAGAAACCCGCCCACGAGTGGAAGGAACCACGTATGGCACGTCCCGAATCCGTCAGCGATCTACCCGATCACACTCGACGGTCATTGATTGCCACGATCCGCACCAACGAGTTTGTCGATGACCCCGACATCACGGCAGCCTATGCAGAATTCGTTCGTGCGGCCGCCGGAGTCGGCGACATTGAGCGCCAGGAAGGTCAGGTGGATCTCTACCGGCAGAGGTCTTCTGAGGACTGCAACGAGGAATTGATCGTGGCTCAACATCGTTGGGACGCATTGGAGAAGCGGTACAACGAAGTTCGCAATGGTGCAGTGCCTGCAGACTTCGAGAAGCGCACGATCCGAAGATTTGCACTCGACGAAGGACTGCCGGTCCTGCCCGCCATCGCGGAGGAGCAGTCGGTCAGCCAGCTCAAGGAGGCATTGGCCGGCAAGTAGGTGTCTCCGCGCAGCTGCAGCGCCGCGTCGGCGGTTACAGCGCGGAACAAGGGGATGTACCCGCAGGGGCCCGACGGCCCCGGCGTCCAATATTTCCACGCGGCAGGGATGAACCCGCCAGAACAGGAACGAACCCATGATCAGCTATCTCTCGTACGCACCGAGCGACGAGGACTACATCGAACCCGAGCCCTACTACGGACCGGTTGAGCCGAACCCGAATCATATCCCCGCCGACCTGGTGGCAGATCGATGATAGAAGCATTGATCACCTGGTATCGGCATCGAAAGACCACCAGATTCATTGAAGCTCAGCGACATATCGCATGGGCCGAGTCCCTGCGCGACCCCGACGCGCCTATCCCCTACGCGCTCGTCGATGCGGCATGATGACCTGTGTCGGGGTGTTCGTGCTCGGTCTCATTGGCCTGGTGTGCTGTCCCGAAAACAGACCGCTCTCAACCTTATTTGGCGTGGTCACCCTGGGGTCAGCGGTGGCCGTTCCATTCCTGGCATTGATCGCCTAAACCAGGTTCAATACCGACAACCATAGGTATTATTGACACAGAGGCAGGGACAAAACCCGCCCAATCGGAAAGGACCGAGACATGCGATCACCATTTGCCGCGCCCGCATCAGGCGTCGACATCGACCCCATTACCGACACGCAGCGCGGCTATCTGCGCTCGTTACTGCTCCAGAAGGCACAGCTAAACGGCAAGCGGGAGGACGAGGCATCGGAGGAGATCGACGCCCTACTGGATCGATTGAGCAAGTCCGGTGCCAGCAGCCGCATCGAAGAGGCAAAACGCCAAATTGCGGAACTAACCGCCGACGGTGGGCACAAGGCAGCCGTCGTGCGAGACCACCGCATCGAAGGCATCGAGGACGGCTTCTACGAACTGTCCGACGGCCGGATCGTCAAGGTGATTCACGCCGTCCACGGCTCCGGCCGCCAGTACGGCAAAGTCCTAGACACTGAGACCCGCAAGTTCGACATAGCGGCGGGAATCCTGCGTGAGGTGCGAGCCACCGGCAAACGTATCGATGACGACCAGGACCGCTGTGCAGAGCTGGGGAAGCTCTACGGCATCTGCATGTGCTGTGGCCTGGAACTAACCGACGAGGCGAGCATCGAGGCCGGTATCGGTCCCATATGCAAGGCCAAACGCGGGTGGTAGCTTGGTGCGATCCCCCGACCCCGATGTTTGTTGGCCCGCCCCAGCCACAAACGTCGGGGTCGTCGTGTCTACGAGGAGACGACGTGCCCGAAAAACGACCCCCGGAGTACACCGAAGGTCTCGGTGAGCTGATCCGTGCGCATCGCAACTACATCGGGCTCAGCTCGCACTCCATGGCGTTCAAACTCGGCATGAAGCCCAAGAGCTTCTCCGACATCGAAATTGGCCGATCCGCCTGCCCTCCGGGCCTCATCGATAGCATTCTGGGTGTCATCGAAGAATTCGATCGGGACGTCGAGAAGGTCATCGATGTTGCTAAGGACTCCCAGGCCAGCGAGGACAATCCGTTCGAAATGCCGGTCCGCGACGATCCTCGTGCCGACTGGCAACGCGCCGTGATTGGCCGTGCTGCGGTCGACAGCGGAGTGATACTGCCTATACTTGTAGGTAATCACGAAGCACGACGTAGCGAAAGGAGCCCGAGGTGAGCGCAAGTACGGGTACACGGCGGGCGCAGCCAATTCAGTACATGAGCAAGGCCGACGTCGCCGAGTACATTGGACTCAAGTCCGGAGCGTCCCTGGCTAAGTACAAGCTCCCTCAGGAAGACGCACGCGTTGGCAAGTACCGCGGATGGAAGAAAGAGACCATCGCTGCGTGGCACGCCAACCGTCCTGGACCGGGCAACTGGGGCGCGCGGACCTAGCTACATTCGACGTAATCGAGTGCAGGCGAAAATCGGCGCGGTCCGAGGATGTCCTTGGACGCATCGACGCGGACTGTCATCGAGCGATAGTCCGGCCCCATCGCGGCAAGGTTGTTGGTGTCCTTCCACTCGCCGACGAACTGGCCATTGCGATACATGCTGTGCAGATTGCCGACTTGCTTGAGTCGGAAGATATCTCCCGCGCCGAAGCTGCCGCACTGCACCACTTCGGCGTCAATGCTCGACGCACGCAGGGCGATGAACAACTTCGACTCGCGCAGCCCGATACCGACCCCATGCGTCTGCGTCGTTCCGGCGTTGTTGGCCCGGCGATAGAGGATCGTCGTATACGACGCACCGCCGAGCGGTGGAGATCCGTTGCCCTTAGTGGCAGCACGGCACTCGATATACCCATCATCGGCAGAGTGCTGTGCCACGGTGTAGCGGGCACGGCTGAATCGATTGGTGGTGGCGATGAGCCCGTCCGGCATGCCAAGGCGCATAACACCGTCGACGATCGCGGCCCGGTAGTCCGTGGAGGGGCCAAGGTCAGCCCACCGGCCGGTGTCTTTGAGATCGACGTTGGGCCCGGAGAAGTTGTCGAACATGCGGTTTCGTGACCACAGCTTGACCGAGCCACGATACGCGGCTGTGAGTGGGTCGCTCCCGCGGTAGGCGCCCGCGATCGGGCCGATCCCGTGGTATCCGCTCATCAGTCCGTTGTGAAGTACAGGACGTTGGGGTCTTTCGTGGTGAGAGCCGCATACTGCACGGAAGTGACGAACTTGACTTTCAGCTCAATAGCCGCGCCGGTTGCATCTTCTGCGGTCACCACCCCGGTACCGCATTTGGCCGGCGTCACCGCGTCATCGGCGATCTTGGCCTCCGAGACAGCGCCGTTCGCCAGGGCCGCGTTCTTGACTTGACCGTTGCCGATGGCGAGATCGTCGACTGCGCCCGGCGCGATCTTCTGAGATGTGACCGCGCCGTCTCGCAGCTTGTCGGTCGTGATGGCGCCGTTCTCGACGCTCGACGGGGCCACTTCCTTGATCTCCGCGATGACCTCAGGCGGCAGCCGCTCACCGATCGGCTGCGAGAGATCGAGGGCTGCAACAAGAGGCACAGGCGTGAGGGTAGCGATCTACCGTGCCTGGGCCATGAACGACGAGAACGAATCCTCTCCGCCGTCCTCGAACCCTGCAGGTACCGCCAGCTCGCCACCGCCCGTACTTATCTCTTCTAGATTCGGCCGATACAGGGTGTCGATGAAGTGCTCGCGGTCGCGCTGGTCTTTCTTATGGTCGGAAGACACGAACGATTCAAGGACCAGTTTCTCGGTGATATCGAGGATTTGGTGCATGGACGGCATCTCTAGCGGGTCGCCGATGCCGAGACCGATGATGTGGCTGCGAACAGCCCTCCAATTGTGAGCCGTCAGCAACGCGAGGTTGATGACGGCACCGTAGGGCGGGCCGTGCCCCACGTGCTAATCGATTTGCAGACCAGGGCCACCGCGTCGGAGGGATAGTCCCCCACCATCATGCCGGCGAGCAGGCGCGTGAAATCGTCCGGCTCCACGTGGTTCTGGACGAACAGGCCGATGTAGCTGTTGCGCTCGGCGTCACTGATCTTGGCACCAACCGCCTTGCCGAGGGCGGCCAATGACTTTGGGATTGGCCGGCGTACGCGGAGCGGGCCAATGCCGGGTATCTCGTGAACGATGTACGGCCCGTACTCGCGCACGCTCCGCGACACGTCATCGAGAAAGTCCAGATAGCCTTCGGGCGGGTTGTACATCGTGTGACCTCCAGAGGTTAGGTCGGCTCAATCACCGGTCCTGTCAACGTAATAACTCCACTGACACGGCCGTCACCGATGAGGACATGTCGGTCTGCCTTGAACGGACGCAGCCCCGTCGGGATAGGCGGGTTGGCCTGGTACGCGATCGAAAGTGCGTTGTAGTCGCCCTGGTCATCGGTCAGCTTCGTCATACCGGGCGGTGGTGTCTGGTAGATCTGACCTACGAGCTGGTTAACAAAGCTGAATGCCAGCATCAGCTTGTTGTAGCTGACGATCGACGGCAACATCGTGTTCTTTCCACCGAGCAGTGATGGCTTGGTGAACTGCAGCGCCACGTCCGGCAGCACCGCGGTATCCACACCGCGCAGCGTCACGACCTGGGCCATACCTTCCGACAATGGGAATCCACTGTGCCCAAAGGTGTATGAAGAGGGCTCAGACGGTCCGGCAACCTTGGTGGCAACCTTCACGTGCAGCACGCCGAAGCCGCCATCGTGCTGGTCCAGGAGTGACCATCCAGACGGCAAGGTGACCTGGCTGGCATTGCCCGAGGCGTTCCCGACTACCGCGACCATAAAGTCACCCTCGGCAGTTCCAGCGGGCTTGTTCACCGCCACGGTGGCGTCGGTCTCGATATTCCACGACGCTCCAACCACTGTCGGCGTCGATCGCACGATCGGTTCACCGAGCACGGGAACAGCGAACAGGTCAAGGCGAGTGCCGGCATCCCGGTACAGCGACTCAGTTCCCTGGTCCCCCTTGTCGATCATCGAGTTTTCCCAGTTCTCGCTCTTGAACCACAGCTCCACGCGAGCGTTGAACTTCTCCCCCGGCTCGACGGGAAACCATCCTGTGATGTGGGGCATGAACATGTGGGTAGTCGAGTTCATGCGGACGTCATGGACGCAGAAGCCTGTGCCGACCGAAAGAATGCCTGCCTGACCGATATCCGCACCACCGCCAAAACGGCTGACCGGCACCATGGGTATGTCTTCGCCGTCGGCACTGATTTCGAACCCGTGCCGATACTCGAGGTATGCGCGACTGCGCGCCTGTAGAGCCACCTGCTGACCGCCGTTGGTGACAAGCCCGTAGATCATCTGACGCATGGGGGTGTTGTTCGTCCAGGCCGTCTGGAGCTTGTACACCAGCTCGTTCTTTGGACCACCGCCCGAACTGTCGTACTCCACCGACTTCGGACCCACTTGAGCGGTAGCCACGGTGCGCAGTTGCATCCACGGCTGCGGTGCGATGGCGCCGTTGATGATTTCGAAGTGGTCCGGGTTGACGCAAGGCTGTGTCACAACGACCCCAATGGGAATGCCCACGCGCGCAGCCGTGTCCAGCGGGCGTGAGCTTCCCACCGGGGCTCGAACTCGCTCGGGATGGTCCACACGCCTGGCGTCTGGACCGCGGCGAGATAGCGGAAATGGACCGAGAATCCCGGCTTGATCTCTCCGATCGGCGCCCAGCAGGTCGAGTCGTCGGTGTCGAAGAAGAACCGTCCGAAGAGTACGTCTTCCCTTGCCACCGAGGCCCGATCAATCTGCAATCGGCCACCGGTGGAGTCCTGCATGATCGAGGGGAAGTCAGCTTGTGGACTGATCGCGACCTGATGACTGAACGCATCGTGGATTACGACTGTGCCGGGGCTCTGCGCCACCACGGTGCGGGGAGCGCGATGAATCTGGATGGCGAGAACCTGTGCATCTGGTGTGTTGTTGTTCCACGTCAGGTCACCGTCGATCATCGTCACCGGGTCTGGCGCCCGGCTGATCTCCCCGTCACGTGTGGACTCCAAAAACGCCTCCGTGACAACGCGAGGAAAGTAGTTCTTGCGCATGCCGATCCCGCGGTGATCGGACAGCATGTTCTCGAAGGTGCAGATTTTCAGACTCATCCAGTCACCAGCGTTCCCTGCCCCGGCATGGCCATGAGCTGAATGCGGGTGTACGGCGCCTTGGCGCTGTGTACCGGGGAGTTCTTGTTCGCGTTGTCGCTCCAGGGCGGTGGAGTCCAGACATAGCAGCGGTACCAGACGTTGAGCTTGGCGCCGGGCGCAACGGAGTACACCCACTCATCGCTGATACCGGAACCGACCCATACCCACTGCTTGCCCGGCATTGGCTCGGCGACCGTGTTTGTGCCTAGGTCAATCGCGGACCCAGTCTGCGAGTTGTAAATCCCCGTGGTCACCGGCACCACCGGGTCAGTGTCGACGGCATGACTCCATCGGTCGCGGAACTGGATTGCATTGGGGTTACTAGTGATCCACTCTTTCGGCGATCGAACTACTCGGATGAGAACGTCGCATTCCAGCGGACTGTCGTTGATCCAGCCGACCTTTTGGTCCATGAGCAAGAATCCCGGCATCACAGCCTGGGGAAAGCTGGCGGCCGAGACACTGGCCGAATTGGCTTTCACGTCCCGGACGAGGCGCGGGACTGCCCAGGGCCGCATGCACAACGCACCGTTGTCATCGACGGTGAGATTCTCATCGATGCACGTGCGCGGCTCGATCCAATCCACGATGGGAGGCTACGGAGCTGGGGTGAGCCCGGCCGTCAACGTCAGCCCGTCTGCGTCGGGCCAGTCGGCGACGAACGACTCCGTGCGATAGAGCGCCCCAGAACTCGCCGAGACGACCAGCCACGAGTTGCAGCCGGTGGCGTCGGCGTCGTCAAACACGCTGCGCAGCGCGATGGTCGGGTTCTCGGGATAGTCGGGGTGGGTCTTCACCGAACCGCGCAGGTATCCGTCCATGGCGGCAGAGTAGCGAGCAGCGGTGCCGGCGCCGGTCACTCAACGGCGAATTCGGCGCGGTAGTCGGCGGGGGTGAGTACTCGGACTTGGCCGGTCGAGGAAACGACGATCCAGCGGTCGGCGATGGCGATAAGTTCGGCTGATCCGTCACGGCGCGCGAGTTGGATACGCCAGGCGGTGGGGTTTTCGACTTCTTGGGAACCGTGGATGATGCCGTAGTGCAGCTTGCGGGCGGTCAACAGCGAGTCGATCATCATCAAGGTCTGCGCGGCGCTCTGCGGTGTGCCGTCGAAGTACATGGCCTGGTAGGTGGTCTGTTTGAGGGGTACGGCGTTGGTGAATCCCATGTTTTCTCTGTGCCTTTCGCGGTGCGGTTTTAGGGTTTGGGTTCGACGATGATGTGGCGGTCGGAGAAGGTTGCGGTGCTGGTGCTGGTTTTGTAGACGGCTTTGAACGTGGTGGTGCCGGGGGTGAGGCCGGTGAGGTGGATGCGGCGGGCCAGGGTGCCGTAAAGGCCTGCGGTGACGGTGCGCCCGTAGGCGGCGGTGGCGTCGGTTGCGGCGCGGGTGTTGGCGCCCGAGAGCGCACAGCCCATGTATCCGGTTTGTGCGGCAGCCCCGCCGGATGAGTACGCGGCCGACACATCGATGGTGACCTCGCCGCTTGTCGGCACGTTCAGAGTGACCGAAGGCCCGGGAGTGGCCAGGTCCACGTAGGCGGCGGTGCTGTTGGTGCCTTGGGCGGTCGCGATGGTGCCTGAGACGATGCGGGCGGGAGTGCCGGTGTCCAGGAACGCGAACTGTGACATCGAGCCGGGCAGCGCCGGGTCCGAGGATGCCCAGCCGCCGGAGCGGTAGGCCGCGCCCATCAGGGAGGTGGCGCCCGAGTCGTTGTAGGAGTCGAATGCGGTGCCGTTGACCCCGACGGTGAAGGTGCGGGCGGTATCGGAGGTCAGGGTGAAGGCGTTGAACGGGATCGCGGCCCCGACCGTGCCGGTTTTCCACGCGGACTTGACCCCGGAAGCCACCCGGCCCAGCTCGTAGTGGGTGACACCGGAGACATCCCAGATCCACAGATAGACGTAGTCGGTGAACCCAGTGTTGGCGCGGATGATCAGCATGTAGCCGCCGGCCGCCCCGCCGGGCGCGATGGTGCGCCACTGCCCGGCCGCGGTCATCGAATCGGTTTGGGCGACCCCTGTGTTGAGTTTGAACGTCGGCAAGATCAGGGTGCCCATGGCGGTGAACTGCGGCGGGATTGGTGCGCGGGCGCGCATCCAGATCTTGGCCGGACCGCCGGTGCCCCCCTTGGTGTAGTTGCCGAACAGGCCACCGTTACCGCCGGCACCGCCACCGGCCACGCCACCGGTGCCTGCGTTGCCGGTGGCCCCGGATCCGGCGGTGAAGGCCTCCCCGAACGCCGACAAGGTTTGGGGATTGATGGTTTTACCGTTCTGCCCGCTGCCGCCGCGTCGCGCCCCCTCACCGCCCGCGCCGCCCGCCGCCGATGCCACCGGTGTGCCGGTGGGGCTGGTGATCGTCGAGGTATCACCAGCGCTGCCGTTGTCGCCGAAGCCCAGGCCCTCGTTCTGCCCGCCCAGACCGCCGCCCCCGGCGAAGATCGAATACGCCCCCGGCTCGATGGGGAAGGTGCCGGTGGCCCACCCTCCCGGGTAACCGCCCGCGCCGCTGGCGCCCGTGCCGCCTTCACCGGCACCGCCGCCACCGGCGGCCGGTGCGATCACATACTCCCCATACCCGCCTGCCGCCCACGCCGGGGGTGTCCACGGCGCGGTGCCCGGACCGGTGAACACCGTGGTTTCCGCGGGCCGGAACGTGATCGAGGCGTTGAATCCGCCGACATCGGAGAGGATGTTTTGCAGCGCATTGATCGCCGCGCCTTGGGAATTGACCGTGTTGACCAGCGCGGCCATCGCCGCGTTAGCCTGCTCCTGGGAGGCCCGGGGCACATTGTTGCCGCCGAACTGGTTGTACAGCTGGGTCGGGATCGAGGCCAGCGCCTCGGCCCAACCCTCGACCGCCTGACCGGCCACGCCCGGGGTGTTGCGGATCGCGTTGATACCGGCATCGATCGTGCCCTGAACGCTGATCTGCGCGGCACTGGCCGCCGACGAGGCGGCGCTGGCGTCGGCCATCGCGGTTGCGGCATTCGTGCCCGCAGTGTTGGCCGTCGATTTCGTCCCCAGAAAATCAGCAACAGACGCCGCAATGCTCGCCCACGATCCACCACTGAGCCACGATGTCCAATTGCCCAGCCCCGTAGCCGCATTGGTCCCCGCTGTCGCTGCGGTGCTCTTGGTGCTCAGGAAATCGGACACCGCGGCACCGACGTTGGCCCACGAGCCGCCGGTGAGCCATGACGTCCAGTTCCCGAGTCCGGTGTTCGCATTCGTCGTCGTACTCGAGAGTTCCGACCACTTCGCCGTCAACCAGTCGGTGATCGAGGTGAACGTCTTACCATTGCCGCCCGTGACCGCCTCGGCGATCTCCTGCTCAGAAACCTGGCTACCACGCTGACTCAAATCAACCGCAACAGGAGTCGGTTCCTGCCCGACCTCAAGCACCTCGCCAGGGCTGGTCGCCATCAGTCGGCCGGTGATCGCGGACAGAACCCACATCCCCACCCGGATTGTCCGCGGATTCTCCAGTGCTCGCAGACGGCGTTCGGTTTCGCGCACCCACTCAGCGTCGCTGCCCGGAGGTCGCGGGAACGCTAATGTCATCGGCTGCCTCTCCCGAACAGGCTGTGCTTGGAATCTTCGACCTTGTCCAGCTCGATGGGGTCGTCCTCGTCGTAGATCGCGTCCATGGTCACGCTGACCGCGATGTCGCCCTCCTTGCACGAGACCTGCATCGATTGGAGTTCCATGAGCGCGAGCACACCGTAGGACTCGACAGTGAACCGAGCTGACGGCACCAGCTGGTCCAGATCGATGGGAGCTTCCGGGTGTAGCCGGATGTCACCGGGTAACTCCAAGGTGTCGCGCACCCGCGAGGTGCTGCGCACCAGCTGCCGGGTTGCCTTGTTGGCGTTGGACACTGAGAACATGTCATCGATGTTCACGATGCGCTGTAGATCTATTCCTTCAATCTCGACACGATCTCGCGCGATGGAATCGGCGGCACGCAACAAGATGTCATTGGCCATATTGGTACCGTCACGGCTGATCACTGGGCTTCCGCCCATAAAGTCGTGCTCGCCCAGCGATGCGAGAGGTTTCAGCGACATAGGCCCAAGTACTGGGACTCCCCCGGTCACGGCCCATCGCAGGCCAAGGTTCACCAAACTGGAGATCGTCTGGTCGAGCATCTGATCGTCGGCTGTGACCTGGAAGTCGAACTTGTCGACGCGCGGGTCTGGACGCACGATCGGCGTGGTGTACACCCCTTTGCGTTCGATCGTCGCTTCGATCAGTTCGCGTGCGATAAACGCCGGATCTGTTGCCTCCCAGCGCTTCGTGATGGGGTTGCGCTGCCTCTTGAAGTACGTGCCCATGTCGAATGCAGTCAACGAGAGCTGGTCCCGGTTCCCCTGCCATTTGACGACTGGGCCAGTCCAGTGGAGGCGCCGACCATACTCATCCCACACGCTGATCCAGTGCAGCCAGGGCACGATGTCCGGCACAACGCCCGAATTCAGCGAGGACGAAACGTTGATCTCACACTTGGAGGCTTGGTTCTGCTCGCGTGTCCATCCCAGACTGATCTGATGATCTGGATCGTACTGGTCGAGCTGAACTCCCTTGTGAGTGTGGAGCGAGACCAGCTGATTACGCTCGCCGCCAATCATCTACGGCTCCCGGTCTGCCAGCGTGATGGCGATGTCGAAGTCGGTGTTGTCCGCGGCGATGACTACGAACTCCCAGCAGGTGGCGCGATCGAGCACGATCGGTCGCCAGGGCGCACCGGTCGGCGTGCCGACGATTCCGCGTGGTCGCCAGCGACGGCCGTCGTAGTTGGTCCAGAACCGACCGGTAACCGCGTCCAGGGTCAACGAGGTGGCCGGCGGGAGACCCGCTACTTGCAACGGAAACAGACTGTTCTCACAGCGCACATCAGAACCGCATACGCGCCAGAAACCTTGCAGGCTCAGTGAACTCGCACTCTTGTTGGTGATCTCGATACCGACAGCGGTTTCTCGGCATCGGTAGGGCAGATCTCGGCTCGGCACGACGAAGCTGTGCTGCAACATCGAGCACACCGGCATACACCCCCCGCAGTTTGGAGGTGGCGTGGAGACGACCGAGATTTCCTCGGGCGCGCAGTCTGTCGAGAACATCACCGGCATGTCCAAGCAGGTGTAGGGCTGCTCGCAATCGGCAGCATGGATCCAGTTGACGCGCTTGGTGGTGATGGTGTCCCAGACAACCGGGATCGTGACCTGGGGATAGTAGCTATAGGGCGAGAGCACGGACATCTCCCAAGAGACGCGGTACACGGTGGCCTGTTGATGCGCCTTACCACCGGTGACGATCTGTTCGGTGACCACAGGCGCCTTGGTCAGCACGACCCCGTGGGTCTCGCGTAGTAGTTCTTCGGGCGCGGCAGCGGTGTAACTCGGGTGCGCATTGAGGTACCGCAAGACCGAGTCTGAGCGGTCCTTGGTGCGGCGCAGCTGGCAGGCTAGCCATTCCAGCCCATACTCAAGTCCGGCGTTCGTGCAGCCGATGAGCAGGGCCTCGAACTCCAGGGTGCGTGAGGTGTCGCGGTGAGGGCCCGCAATACCGCCGTTGCCGACAGACTCAGTAATCGTGCGCGACACCGGGGTTGGCCCGAATCCTTTGACATCCATCAACCACATTCCGGCGAACTCCCCAGATTCGGGAATGCGCGAGGAGTACCAAGGAGCCAGTTCAACCCGGTATTCGCCGTCAGCGTCCAGCCATTCACGCAGCCCTGGCCAGGTGTCGTCGTAGGTAATGAGTGAGAGGCACTCGGCCAGGCCACATACGCCGGGTTCCACCCAGCAGGTGCCATCGACCTCGACCAGCCCGCGCCCGTAGAGCTTGGATCCTGGGGGCGGCGTGAACAGCCCAGGGCGCAGCTCTACGCACTCGGGCGGAAGCTCATACAGGCCGGGGTGGTCGGCAGATTCGACCAATGCACAGTCGCCCGGTGACCCGAACACCGCGGCGTCGAGCGTTGGGACGACACCGCCCAGGTGCTCGACGATGCGCGAGCTATTGGTCAGCTCGGCGCCGTTGAGCGTCATATAGCCCCTGAACGCCACTCAACTCTCCTATCCATCGATCAGTGACAGCAGATGGTTGCGAACGTTCTCGCCTGCCCCGACACCGCCGTGGACGGTGATCGGTGCGTGGATCTGGGTAACCCGGTCGCCGGTCCTGATACGACCACCGTCGAGTGCAGACACCAGCCGGTCGAAGCTCGCGGTCTGCTGCGGCGAGAGCACACGCTCGGGCTGCACTGTTGCCTTCGGCAGGAAGCCAATCCCCGGGGCGATGCCGCCTTCGTCGAAGGACATACCAGGTAGCGAGAGACTGCCCAGCCCGCTGAGCAGTCCGAGGATCGGGCCGAAGATCCCAGTGAAGATGGAGGTGATCGGGTCAAATATCGCTGCGGCACCGGCGCCGCCGAAGAAGTCCTTCATAATGCCGGGGAAGATGCCTTGCAGGAGTTCGGCAATCATGTCGGTGAGCACCGAGGTGAGGGCGAGCGAGAAATCGGTGAAGATGTCGCCGACGATCTCGACCATCGCGGAACCTGCGCTGGAAATGATCGACGAGACCATGCCGCCGACGATGCTGCCGCCCGGGAAGCTGGCGCCGATCGCACCGCCTGCGGCGCCCGCGCCAGCGTTGATGAACGCGTTCGCGATGGCCTTACCGATCGGCACGACGAGCTTCTCAATGATGAACTTGATCAGACCTTCGATGACGATCTTCAAGATGCGGATACGCTCGTCGGCCGCGGCCTGCTCGCTGGTGGAGCTTCGATCCAGTAGCGCCGAAGTGTCGTTCATCAGCCGACCCGAAGCGTCGAAAGCCTGGAAATCGCCACGGAATTGACGGAAGTCCTTGCTCATCTCATCGAGAGTGTCGCGGACCTCGATCTCGACGCCGATCACCTTGAGCAGCACTCGAACGAGCAGGTTGACGATCATGCCGATGATCGGAACCTGGCTGACGCCAAAGAAGTCGGCACCGACGGTCTCGTTTCCCTTGACGCCGCTGGTGGTCGCACCGCCCATGACCGGCCATACCGGATTGCCCGTCGTTGAGAAGCCCACGGCACGCATGCCAGTGGCCGGGTGTACGGGAGTGTTCCAGCCACCGAGTAGACCGGCGTCGAACAGCTTGGTCTGCACCGGGTCGAGCACGCGTTCAGGCGAACCGGACAGGTTGGTGCCGAATGTGCCTGACGGCCAGAGCCCGCCCTCGTCGTAGAGGCCGCCGATTATGCCGGCACTCGGAGGTAGGTCGTGTCCGAATCCTTGCAGTGCTGGTGAATTCGGCAATGCGAAGAAACCACCGCCCCCGCTGGGAGCCCCGCCCGCCGGAGGCAAGATGATTCCGGCACCGGTGTTGACCAGCTGACCCCCAACACCGCCGGAGCCGCCCTTGGGCATAGCGCCCGCGACTGCTTGAGCGATGATCGGACCAGCGGCGTTGCCGATGGCAGTGCCTAGTTCATCGCCGATTCCCTGCAATGCTGCGGTAACGCCCTTCTCTACCGCCGGGCCGAGAAGCTCGTCTCCTAGACGGTCTTTGACCTGGTTCATAATCGATTCGAGCTGGTCGAGCTTGGCCTCCAGCGCTGCCTGCAGGTTCGTGAACGACCGGTCCAGCAGACCAGCTGTGTCCGAGTACATCTGTCCGTTTGCAGTGACCGTGGGTCCGACGTTGGCCAGCAAGTTCTTAGCTTCAGGCCCGCCACCGGCGATCGAGTAGTCCGGTACGTTAAGCCCCGCCATGGCGAAAGGCGCCAGCGGGTTGCGCTGTTTGAGCAGGTCGGTGTAGTCCGCGTTCGGTGCTTGGCGCACATCGAAATTGATCGCGCTTGCAGCGTCCTTGATGGTGTTGCCGAACGCCATACCCACCAGTGCCGATACGTCCTCGGACGAACCTCCCGCACCGGAAATCGCGCCAGCCAAGATGCGACGCGGATCGCCGAACGGCAGCTTGCTGAAGTCTTCGGTCTGGAACTTGCCGCGCTGCGTCTCGGCGTAGTCCATCTGTTCGTTCTGCAGCTTCTCCTGTGCCTCTTGGTATTTCTCCTGTGCGTCGAGCAGATCCCGATCAGTGATCAGGTTTTGTTCGTGCTGCTTGGTGGCCACCGCCAAGTCGTATGCCGCCTTGGAGACGTCGCGGCCTGCCTTCTCAACGGCCTGACCGGCACGCATGAGCGCCTGTTGGTCTACCTGGAAGTACCCGGTGTTTCCGCTGAACGGGTCCGTCATGAGCGGACCGTTCGTGGCGTACATGTTCTGGCTCAACGAACGTGGTGGGATGGCCGCGTTGATCGCGCCGTTGACTGCCTGTCCCGGCAAGACCCGCGCGTGCACATGGTCCATGTGGTTCTGCGTCGGCGATCCACGGTTCTCCATGTCGTAACCAGAGCCGTCCGGACGCCAAAGATGCTGTTGCCAGATGTTGTACTGCAATCCGAGCGCTTTCGCGTTCTGCAGAAGAAAGGCGTTGACCTGGTCGCCGAGGGCCTTGTTGTTGCCCACCATGATGTCCAGCGCTTCACCCGAGCCGTGCTCGCCGTACTTGTCATTTCGGTTGGCGTCGGCATGCGCGGTGATGCCCGGGAACGTCTGCTCCAGGATCCGCAACAGATTGACGTTGTTCGGCACCATGCCCGGCTCGTACTGGCGCGGAAGCGCATTGGGTGCACCTTGGGTGCCTGGCGTTAGGCCCGGAATGGCAACCTGCAGCGCTCCGTTTCCGAGCACCTTGGGTGCGCCGCTGCCCGCCCACGGGTCGACCATGAAGTCCTTGGGGTTAAGGCTGTCTTCGATGGCCTTCTTGCGCTCTGTGTCCGTCCACGGCTTGCCCGTCGCAGGGTTGACGGGGTCGGCAGGAACGGCGTACTGGCCGCCAGGCGGAAGCGGTGGAAGCTGCGCTTTCGGCGGTGTAGCCGGCGGCAGGGACGGGACCACAGCCGGGACGGGCAGACCGGGGCCGAGTGCCGAACCGAGCAGCGTTTGTGCGCTGTTCTGGCCAGGTACAGGCGCCGTGACCGCCGATACGGGCGGCAGACCGGCGAGTGCCCGTTGTAGGCCGGTGATCTGATTCTGCGCCTCTTCAACGCCTTTGAGCTTTACGTTGATGGTGCCGTCGCGGTTCTGCTGGATTTGGACGCCGATCTTCTCAAGCGCATCCCGGACTTCCTTGGCCAACGGCGCGGTGACATGGACCTCGCCGTCCTTGTTGATCTCGATCTGCGCGCCGAGCTTCTGGAGATCGTCGATAACCGTCTGCGCGCCCTCGGATTTGATGTTCAGCGGCACGTCCCTCGGCAGAGCTTCGACCGAGGTCGCCAGATCGCGCACCGCCTTGGCTGGTTCCTCGCCGAGTTTCTTGAGCACTTCGTTGGTCTGACCACCGACTTCGGCGGCGCCCTTGAGTTCGGTGCGAACCTTGATCAGCGCATCTGCTGCCTCATTGCCGCCCTCGCCCGCCGCGCGCAGGTTCTTGACCAGCGCGTTGAACACGTCCTGGCTGCCGTTGACCTGATCGAATAGACCGCTGAGATTCTCTCCGAACCGATTCTTGAGCAGCTCAGAGGCTTTCGCAAACGGCTCGGCCTGAGCGTCGAGGTCCTTCTTGCGTGAGTCCAGATCCGCGCCCGCAGTGAACGGGTGACGGAACGAATCTCCGATGAAGCCCAAGACGCTGCCGTCCTTGTCGCGGACCTGATCGAGCCACGACGCCCGCGACTTGCCTTGTGCTTCCAGCTGGCTGAACGCCGTCTTGAGAGTCGTCTCCCCCGCGGACTTTGCCGCTGCGTCCCAGGCTCCCCCGGAGTTGAGCAGGGCCGTGTTGAGCTCGATTTGAGCGGTGGTTGCGTCTCGTGCGGCTCGCTGATACCCCTCGACCGCACTGGTCGACGCCATGTTCTTACTGATGACGTCATCGAGAAGTACCCCCGCCCCGATGCTGGCGGCGATACCCGCGATACCGCCTCCGAGAGTCCTCAAGGTCCCCGCAAGGCCAGTCGCCTTGGACTGCACACGATCCAAGCCGTTCTCCGCGGCCGTCAAACCGCCAACGAGGCCGCCACCGCCGCGCGCGAACAGACCGGTGGCCAAGGAGCCTATTCCGGTCATTGTGGTGATCATCTTGCGGATGGCCTGCGGGATCGTTGTGCCGAAAGACAATGCGATCAGAGATAGGTTCGAAGCCAGAGAGACAACACCCTTGAGGAAAAACCCGCCTACGAGCAGGCCAAGTGCCGTGGGTAGAGCGGTCGGATGCTCATTGAGCAAGTTCGCGATGGCGTCCAAGCCCTTGACGACATAGGGCAGGATCTTCTCGGCGGCCGGCGCGAGCGACATGATGGCGCGGCCCAGATCCCATACGCCCTTGATCAGCCCGCCGAGGGTGGTCAGACCGCGCTGTAGCCACTCGTGGAGCTTGCCGGATTGCTTGGCCTCCCTGATGAAGTCACGGAAATTCTCAGCGAGTGTGGTGCCGCCCTTGGCCAGTCCGGGTAGGAACTCCGAGCCGACCTCCATGATGTCCAGTAACGCCTGCGTGAACGGTGCAACCGATGGAATCAGCTCCCGGAAAAATGCCGCGATATTGTCGGTGATCACCTGCAACGAGTTGGCGGTTTCCGGCGTCAACAGCTGCGCTGTGATTTCGCGGAACATCGAATTGAACGATGTCGCGATACTGACCGTCAGCCCCTTGATCATCGGCTGGTACTGCGCGGTCAGGTCGCGGATCATATCTACCGAGCCACTGAAAAACGCGTTCTGCGTTTCCTTTCGGATCTCGCTGAACAGCGGCATGAGAGCTTGAATCGCAAGTGCCGCCTGCTGTGCGTTCGGCGCGAGGTCCTGGATCTCCTCGGCGAGCTTCTTGACGTCGCCGGAGACGATCGCCTCAATGACGTCCCCGAACCCCGTGAACGCCAACACCAGCGTGCCGATGCCGGCGGCTGCGGCCCCGGTGGCTGCGGGCAGTAGCCAGAGCGACTGAACAGCCGAGCCCACTGCTCCAGCTGCCAGCGTTGCACCGGTAACGATGGTCGAGAACACCCCAGAGGACAGCTGGGGCGCGAAACCAGTAATCGCCCTGCCGAATGCGCCAACGGCGGCGAGTGGGCTCGTCAGGCCGCGGCGAGCCATCTCTCGGCGGCGACGTTCCCGACGTTCCTCGCGCTGCTGGAGCTTATCGGCCTCCCTGTCTGCCTTCTCGCGTGCCTTGGACTCGGCTCTCTCGCGCTTCGCGCGTTCTTTCTCGTCGGCTCGCTCACGTCGATTGCGCGCCTTCTCCTCAGCCCGCTCGCGTTCGTCGTAAGCCCTATTGCGCGCCGCAGCTTCCTTGGCGAGTTCGTCCTCGACCGCTTGGTGATACCTGACCTCCTCGGCGATCTGCGCATTGGAGCGCCGCAGAGCGTCCTTGACGATCTCGTCGGACGCCTTGCGCACCATGACGATCAGGTCGTTGTATCCGTCGATCTCATGCTTGCGGAACTTGGCGACGGCGGCGTCCATCCGCTTTTGATCAGCGATGCGCGCGTCAGCGATCCGTCGCTGCGCCAGACCGAGTTCGGTCTCTCGCTGTATGCGGGCACGAATTGCAATCTCGGCCGTTTTCTCACGGTCCACACGTGCCCGGACGGTCTTCTCTTCGGCCGCACCGTTCAGCTCGATCTCGCGACGTTCGGCGCGGCGGGCATCACCGCGAGCGCGGATTGCCTTCCGCGACGCGTCCTGCGCTCGCGCCAGGCGAAGCTGCGCGTCTTCCTCTGCCTTGATCGCCTTCGCGATCTTCTTGTGCTCGTCGGCGACGACGCCGGCCTCTTTCGCCAACACCTGGTACGGCTTCGAGCTGACTTTGTCGATGTCCTTGTTGATTTCGCGAATCTGCTTGTTCAGATTCTTGAGTTCCGGCAGGACGGCGTCGTGAATTTCCTTGGTGAGCTGTCGTTTTAGGTCGCCGCCATTAATGGCAGCATCAAGTTCGACCTTGCCGACAGTCGTCACGGCTGAAGGCTAGCCAGAGGGCGTGCTGCTACTCGGCGGTGTCTTTGCTCTCGTTCACCGCCATGCGCACAACGGCGCCCATGATTTCGCCGATCGACGCCTTGGTGTACTCAGGCTCATCTGGGCTGATCAATCGCGTCATAATCCGGTCGTAGGTGTCGGGCCCGAGGTGACGATCCATGAAGAGGCTCGTGATGTCCGTCTGACGCTCAGGATCGATGAACTTGCCACTGGAGAGCTGGAAAGCGGCTAGCGCCTGGATCGTTGGCTTGCGCACCGCAAGATTGTCACCCTTGTACTCCAGCCGCTCGTACGGCCAGTCTGGGTCGAGCGCCTCGGGCTTCTCTGGAGTATCCACCTTCTTGTCCTCGACCACTGCGACTTCCGTACCGGTGACGTTGTCGGGGTCGTACGGATTTTCGGAGGCAGCGTCGGCTGCGATGTCGGAGGCCATGTCGCTGACCGTAGGAACCATGGGTGCACTCACCGCTTGCGTACCGCGGTGTATCCGGTGACGTCACGGGCGGCCTTGAGTAAGAATGGCTTCGGCCGGGCGCCGGGATGGCGCACGCTTGGACCGATGAACAGGCTGCCGTTCTCGGAGTATCCACCAGTGAAACGCACTGTTTTCACCGCCTTGTCCGCGGTGGTGAATCGGCCTGCGGCATCGTGGTGTAGAGCCTTGGTGAATTCCCCGCGGCGCACCCAGTAGAACCGCAACATCCCGGTCGGATTCTCGGGGCGAGCCCTGATTAAGTGTGTACGGGTGCCCTCATGAACGAATCGCGCGTAGGGAGCGACAGGTCCGCCTGCCGTCACTGAGCCTTTGACCGAATGCTGATTGACGTCACGTACGGGCGTGCGCTCGATCGATCGCGTCAGGTTGCCGGTCTTGCTGTACGGGTGGTTGATCCGGCGGCTGGTGATCGCCTTTGCCTGCAGGACTATCCGATCGAGGATGCGCGCGAGCTGCGGGCGCATGCCTTTCTTGGCGACTATGTACAGCCTGCGGTCGTCGATGTCGATGCGAATGCCGTCGTGTTTCCACGACGAGCGGACTTCGGAGGGTCTACGCGCGCGTGCCACGGCTGCGCGGAGCCTTCGGTGACGCGGTCTTGTCCTCGCCCGGCTGGACTACTTCGGCGCCGTCACCGACCGACTCGTCCACGGTCACCTGGTCGCCCTGCTCAGCGCTCAGCTCGGGCTGGACTACCTCATCGAGATCGGCGGCTGGCTCTGCCTGCTCGACGGGTGTCGGGCCGCCGACGATCCTGACGTACCCGAAGCTGATCAGTCGCGCGATACGCGCTGTGTAGGCGACGGTGACTCGCTTTCCGCGTGCCAGCACTCCGGCTGCCGGCGTCTCTGTGCCTTCGATCGTGACCTCGCGCATGCCATTTCCTTTCGTTAGAAACCGACTCGGATCATGCCTGACCAGGCGGAAACTCCACCTTCGGGGCCGTATGGGATGATGCTCTCGGCGGATACCTGAAATCCCTTATCGACAAGGCGATTCGTCGCCGCACACATGATCTTCTCGATACGCCAGCTGTCATCGAGGCTGACCTCAGCCTCGCGAGCAATGGTGGCCCAGTCGGTCTCAGCCTCCATGGTCGAACATCTGCCCACTCCGATCTCCAACACGATGACTGGCTGACCAGAGCAGTTTCCGACATTGGGCGTTTCCTCAGGGAAAGACATTGTGCGGTAACGCATATCCAGCCGTACCCACAGAAATGGCTGCGCACAGTTCTCACCGTTGACGGTATGCGCATCCCAGGCCGCCAACGGCGCACCTGCCCATGTAAAGAACCGGACGTCTTTGGATCCGCCGCCGATCGGCGGGCATTCGGCATCGGGGTCGAAGACGAGCCTGACCACGTTCATCACGACCGTGATTGCCTCGGATGCCTGGTCCTCGCATTGGGGATTTGTTGCGGTCATAGCACTTTCGGCCCCTGCATCAACCGATTCGGATTCACCGCGGCGAGCCACTGGTCAACCTCGGGAAGGCCGGTCTTGCCGGCGGCATAGATCCGAGACGGGTCAAACGAATGGGTGACGCCCGTGCGCGTGGTGGACACGACAGTGCGCGGAAGACGGCAGTTGTTCCCGGAGCAGGCGTTGATGAATTCCCTGGCGAGCATCCCGACGAGGATGGGAACACCGGATGGAACCGGCTCGCCGCGGGTGTATCGCACCGACCATGTTCCCGGCTCCCCGGTCGGCAGGGTGTAGTTCTGCGCTGGCCACGCCTTCCCGCCGCGACGGTAGAGAACATCGCTTTCCAGCACGTATTCGGCGGTATCCAGGACATCCGCGCCAATCGTCACGCTGACGATTTTCCCTGCGGGACCGGGTAAATGGACCATGCTCGGGCCAGAGGTCCGGCAACGCGAGTGACACCCACAATGCATATTGCGCCATGCGCCAGCCTCGAAGACCGGAATGAATGGTGACACGGGATCACCGGTGTAGTAGGTGTGGAACGGCAGTTGTGGAGCTGGCGGGCAGGGTCGCGCGACGACCTCGCACTGACCGAACCGACGAGCCGACAGCGACCAGAGCACCTCGATCGCCATGTCCTCGGCGGCGTTCTGGATGGCCAGCTTGGCGTCGTATGTCGGGTCGTCGACGTTAGGCAGCGCGGGAAAGGAGCTGCGGTCCACGGTCCACGAGCAGGTCATACGGCGACGATAACCACCGACCGTGCTCGCCCCATGGGTTGACTAATACCTATCACCATAGGTATTATTGATCTTGTCAGGCAGGGAACAAACCCACCGACGAAGGGAAGGAACCCGTGAGCACAGCTCTATCTTCATACCGCATCCGAAGCGATCAGAAGCAAGTTATCGCAGATCAGATCGGTACCCCTACCATCTGCTCGGTCAGCGGTGGCCGCATCATCGGCATCGACGACGGCATCGAGCTTCCCGTCAGCAACGGCATCCTGGTGCGCGTCCAACTCACCCCGAACGATGACTACATCGTCACTCGGATATTCAAGCGCAAGGCGAAAGGCGTTGCGGTCGAATACATCCACGGGCAGGCCACACGAATCTACTGTGATCAGCTGCGCGAGTTCGTCTACCACGCAGGTATGTTCCGTAGCTTCACCGCTGAGGAATGGCCACGCCAGGCAGCGGAGGAACTGCGCCGATGAGCGACACCGCCACTCTCGAACAACTCACTGACCACAGCCCGTTCCGCCAGAAGGTCAACCGAGACCTGATGGTCGCGTGGATCAACGCCGACCTAATGAACCGGGCGTGGGGCGACATTCGCACGTCGACCGTGTTCTACGACGACGCAAAGGTTTTCGTCACCGCGCTGCCCCGAGACTGCGCGTCTCCAGAGATCCTCGCGAAGCTGCACGAGATCGGCGTCCGGTACTGGTCGCAGGGGGTAATCTGATGGCCCGCCGGATGGTCAAGATAGCCGTCTCCGTAGAGACGAACGGCTCCTACTCGGTAGACGACGCCATTGACGACCTCACCAATGCGATCAATCGACTCGATGGAATGACCGCATTAGTCAGCGAGACGTTCGATGATCGTTGACACCGCGAATCCCGAAGTGAGCGAGGCTCTTGCGCGCTGGATACGGGCGCGCGAAGAACTGCGAAGCGTCAAGCGGGCGATGGAAAGCGCCAACGGCGACGAACTCGGCGACCTGGACGAGAAGGAATTCGATTGGCTCGACGACCTCAAGGACGTCGGCGATGCGCTCGTCGCATTCCTCGCCCCTACCGCCAGCGACCGCGAGCGTCACCTGGCCCTCAACCCAGACCCACACGCTGACAACCCCGCAGCGTAATTCCCCATCCCCCGAAAGGAAGTCCCTTAATCATGAGATCGGTACACAAACGGGTCGCCTATCGGCGACTCCTGGGCGCGGCAGCGGCCGGCGCCATACTCGCGGGTGTCGGCATCGCGTACGCCGACGATGCCCATGCCGCCCCCGCCTGCCAGTCACAGCCCTGGGGCTTCCTGGGCAGCCAGACGCGGACGATCTGCGACGGCCCAGTTCAGAAGGACGGCAGCTGGATGCGTACGCGTGCATTCACCTGGCCGTCTCGATACGTCTCGGGCTGGTGCTCGCGCTACTACTGCACAGCGGGCTACTGGACCGAGGCGGGCGGTGTGAAGGAGACGTACCCCGTCACGCCCGACACTGTTCTATCCGACGAACCCGGACACCTGGAAGGAATCTCCGCATGAGCCTTGTTTTCACCAAGAAGTCTCTGATCACCGCTGCCGAGAAGGCGATCAAGAACCGCCAACATGAGATCCTCGCGTGGCAGAAGCGAGTCGACGATGTCCGAGCAGAGCACGCGCGCGCGTGGAACGAAAAGGGGCGGGACCGCATTGTCGCCCTTCGTAACACCATTACACGCGAACTCAAATCGTCGGGCCCGGTCACGATTGGCGCCATCAGAAAAGACCTTCCCAATATTCACTATCTCTCCGAACTGTTCTACTGCGGCCCGTCCGACTACGAACTGAAAGAGAAGGTCGGGCGTAGACCTGATGAGTCCGACATCGAAGAGTATCGAGGTCTCATCGACTTGATGAAGGCCCATACCGGAGACACGATCTCGGCGAATCAGCTCAAGTTGCTTGGATACACCAAGCTCACAGAGTTGTTTAATGCAGCTGTGCGAGCTGGAGGGGAGACCGACACCAAGTCGACCTCGCGGTAACGACCAGGGCTATCGCGCTAGGCGAGGATCGGGCGCGGCACCCGCAAAATGGCCCTGGTGACACGAAAATACCCCCGAGAGCAACCCTTCACTCTCGGGGGTATTTTCGTGTGCCTGGACTAAGCCGCAGGTACCACGTTGACCGTACCGCCGGTGAGGTTGGCCGCAGTCACCGAGACCGTACCGCCCGCGGGCAGCGTGATCGCGAACGGACCGGTACCCGTTCCGGTGACCGTCGCCCCATCCACATTCGCCAGCGCGTTGAGCGCCGCCGCGATGGCCGCCGCGGCCGGATTGAACGGCAGGACAGTCGTGTCCAGACCGCCGACGCTCAGCTTGAAGTCACCGGCAGTCGGGGTACCGGTGAAGCTCAACGTGAACTTCGACGGACCCTGCTCGGGCGCGATGTCCGCGGCCGGCGCACCGGCCGGACCACCGTAGTAGTAGTTCGGCGCCTGGTACAGCGTGGTGATCGCCAGCGGCACTGCGCCATTGGTGACCTCGGGTGGCGCCACCGGAGTGCGGAACAGCGTGAAGTGAGACTTCTTGTTGGTCGGCGCCAGCAGACGACCGGGCGTACCGGCAGCGTCGGTCCCGGCCACGTTGTACGGGCCGCGGCCCCACGACGGCATCGCGATAGTGATGCCGTTCATGGTGAACGTCGCCACCTGAGCCTGAACCTGGATGTCTCCCAGGGTGTATTCGGTCGAGCCGAACAGGAAGTAACCATAGTTGCGGCCCGAGCTTCCCTGGGAGAACACAGAGTCATCGGTCGGGATGGGGCAATCGTCGTCCGAGGCTCCACCGGTCCACAGCTCCACTGCCACACCGGACTTGTCGTCGACCTCGTCGTGGTCGCGGACACCGATGGGCTTGTCGTCATGGTCGAGAATCTGCTCCCAGGAGTTCATCATCGACCACAGCTGCGGGTCCACGCCGCAGAACTCAGCGGCGACGGTGTAGCGCTTGCGCACAGGCGGGGTGCGGTCGGTGACGCACACCTTGCCTTCGGCGTTCTGCTGCTCCAGTTCCTCGGCGTCCTTCATCACGGGGGTGAGCTGGACCGACACGAAGCCGGAAGTAACGAGGCGATTGCCGGGGCCGGCGATGGGGCGGCCGCAGCTGTTGATCTTGGTGAAGCGAGCGCGAAGGCCCTTCACCACCGAGAACTGAGCCATGCCAGTTTGCTCCTAGTCATGTCGGTGAGAGGCCGAGTCCGACAGTAGGAATCAGACGTGCATACGGGGCTAAACCTCGTCGCGCAGCTCCGGCGGTAGCGCAGGCGTAGGACGCTCTGGGTCATGGTGCATCGCCCATCTCATCCATTCGCGGATGTGCTGCACAGCTGTGCGTAGCTTCGTGCGGTACTGGTCGCGCTGGCCTACGACGACGGCTAGTTGCGCTTCGAGGTCGCGTACCTTGCTGGATGTCCTTGCCTGCCAGGCAGCTAGGACTGCGACAATCGCGCCGCCGACCGCTTGGATCTGTTCAGGGCTCATTCTGCAGGCCCATCCTGACCGCCCCCGCGGATGTCCTGGGCGAGTTTGAGACCCGGCAGACCGGTACCGATAAGGCCCGCGATGGAAATCACCCATTGCAGCCCGCTGGCGGCATCCATCTTCCCGGAGACGATGAGGGCCACGGTTCCGGCGAACACGACGATGAACATGACCGCATAGACGATCAAGCGTGTGGTGTCGTTCTGCGGCACGGGGCTGGGCATTTCGAGATCCCTTCTGGGGTCCGAGGGTTACGCGTTTGAAGTCGTAACAACCGCGTCTGTCACGAGCTGGCGCCTGCGATCTTCGCGAGGATGTCGTCTTTCTTGGTCGCCCCGTCGAGGTCGATCTCGTGCTTCTTGGCGTACGCCTTGAGTTTGGGCACTGTCAACGACGCAAGATCGGCGCCAGCCTCGACATCTGCGTTCTCGGCTATCGCCCGCTCGAAGGGATTGGTGATAACCGTGGCAATGGTCGCCTGTCCGGCGGGCGCGTGATGTTCGCGCGGGGCTCCAGTGGCCGCGTAATCGGCTGGAGCGGGTGTGTTTTCGCGAATGCGAACTTGGAGATCGGCAGAGCCAAGATCGGCGATGGCTGGAACCGCAGGGGCGTCTGCAACCGGCTTGTTAGGGCGCAGCGGGCCACTGATGGCACCGTTAGCGCCGTCACGACCAGCGACGTAGGTATGGCCGTCGACCGTATGCAGTGGTGCGTGCCAGTGGGTTTCACCGCCAGCATTGGGATCAGCCTCAACGAGGGCTTGAGCGAATCCAAGGTCTGCCCGGTCGGGGAAAGGGACGTCGGTCTGTGAAACCTCATCCAGCAGACCAGCATCCCGCGCGTTACCCTCGGGCACGCGGTAAAGCACGCGCGGACCGGATCGAGTCATCTTCTCGACCAGATCAGCTGGCGTGTGCTCCAGCAGCGCGGCGATTCCTCGCCCTTTGAGGGCTGGATCAATGAAATCGATGGTGGCCAAACCATGCTCGACGAAAACTGCGACACCCTGTGGCATTGTTACTCCTAAGAGATCTTGACGGCCGCGACGAGCTTCTCGTACCCGAGCAGGACGCTACGCTCGGCGACGGCAATGAAGTAGTTGTGCTTTTCCTCAATGGATTCCAGCTCTTGCACGTCACCGCGCCACCCATATACCTGCGAGGTAGCGACCAGGACGTCATCGAGGCCATCGACGTAGCCTCCACCGAAAATGACTGTATTGCCGCGCGGTGTCGTAATTCCCGAGAGCAGTTGGGCATTCGAGAAGTGCGCGGACCACCCGAAGCTGGCGTGGATGAAAGCCGGCGCACCGGTCCTACCGATCGCTGCCTCCAGCTTGCTCAGCGCGTCAACGATCCCCGTCGCCGCTGTGGGCGTCCCCGCGTCAGCCAGCATGCGCGCAGCTAGCTGCCGTTCGATGGCCATCGAATCGTTGCGCTCCAGGTTGCGCAGCGCCCTGTCGCGGACCTCCTGGCGGGAAGCTGCGGTCAGGTCCGCGTTGTAGTTGTGATCGGCACCGAACACCGTCTCAGGTTTGAACGGCGTCAAGTTGGTGGTGTCGGGGCGCTCGCCCTTCTTGAGTTCAGTGATGTCGTCCGGATTGGCCGACCACGGAGCTCCCCACACGCCGAACCCCGTAGCGCTGCCGTAGTTGTGCGGCCGTATGACGACTCCTTCATGCAGCAGGAATCGCGGCACATCCTCGGCGTCCGGCCAGATCACATGCTGATACAGCCCGTCACTCAGCGGTGGGGCCTGCGGAGGATCGAAGACAATCGAGGGAAAGGTTACCGGGGAAGACATTTCACCCTCCTAGATAGGTGAAGGGCGGGTGACGCGGACGGCCTCTGGTGTGCCCACGTCACCCACCCTTCGGTCTGTCGATGACCCTTACGAAGCCACCACGTCAGGGTTGGTGCCGCCGGTCAGGGCCTTCGCGGTAACCGTGACCTTGCCTCCACCGCGCGCGGTGATAGTGAACGAAGCACCGGAGCCGGTGACTGTGAAGTCATCCGCACCGAGGTTGTCGTCCAGAGCCACCAGCGCGGCCTTGATGGTGTCCTTGGTGATACCCGCGACGTCGATCGGCGCGGTGTCTTCACCGAGGTAGCCCAGCTTGAAGTTGCCCGCCGTCGGGTCACCGCTGATGGTCAGGGTGGTCCCAGTCGGAAGACCGGCCTGACCGGACTTGCTACCGCCGGGAGCGGTCGCGTCGAAGCTGCCACCGAAGTCGGCCGAAGTGTCGGTGTGGGTGATGGTCACCTGTGCGCCGTATCCGCCGTTGACCTTGAGCGGGATGCGCAGGTTGGCCGAAACACCGCAGCGCTTGCCGATCGCGATGGCGTCCTCGGTGAAGAACTCCGAGTACCGGTTGATCTGCACCAGCTCGCGCGGGTACTGGACGCCGATCTCGATGATGTTCGACAACGACTCGAACCACGTGCCCGCCGGGTACATGATGATGTCGACGTGGCCCGGCCACCGCAGAGTGTCCAGGTGCCCCGGCTGATCCTTGCCCCGGGTCTGCCAGTCGCCTGCGAACTGGAACACGACATGGCGATCCGAGAGCCACGTGAGCACCTGACTGTCGGGCACGCTCTTGGTATCGATGCCCTGCTGCATGGCCATGTCGGCGCGCAGCACCTCGAAGAACCACGACGGCGCGATGCCCTCGATGGTCGCAGTCCGGCCAAGCCCGCGGTGCAACCGCAGATTGGTGGCGTAGAGAGCGATGGCATTGAGCACACCGCTCGTGCCGCCGACCTGCAGGTTGGCATCGAAGATCTTGACAGGATTGCCGCCGTTCCACATGTCGCGGATGCGGCGACGGCTCATGGCACGGAAGTGCTCTTGAGTCAGCGCGCGGAGCACGTACTCGACTGATTCCGGCCATGCCTGGCGCTGCAAGATGCCCGCGGTGACCGACCAGCCAACTGCGTTGAGGCGGATCTCCCGGAACTCTTCGGGCGCGGGGATCTCGACGCTGTGTTTGAAGGCGGTGGGATGCCCTTGTCCGTCGACCGCTTCGAGCTCGGGCTCGGTGAAGAAGAACTCGAAGTGCTCGAACAGTGAGGTCAGGTCTGGTTCGACCGGCCAGCGCAGACCACCTCGCTCGATGACGATGCCCGGCAGGCTGACCAGATCGGTCGCGTCGGGCACGTCACAGAAGTCGTACAGCTGCACCGACGGAGAGGTCCAGCCACCGGCCGCGACCAGCGAGCCGCCCGGCAGGTTCTTCTCATTGGTCTGCTCCAGGATCGCCGCAACGAGCGCCTGCTCGTCGGCGACCACGGGAAGTCCACGATTGAGAGAGGCCATTGCCTGACGGAGCTTGCTGCCGTGCGGCTGATCGGTAGGCCGGGGGGCAATGTGGCCCTTACGCACGTTGGCCAGTGCCTTACCCATCTGGGCGAAGCCGACCTTCTTACCGGCCATGTTCGCATCGAATCCAGGAGCACCCGGAGCCACGACCCAGCCGGGGCCGGTGTGGGCATCGGGGGCGTCGGATGCGCCGAGTCCGCTGAACTTGATCGGTCGACCGTCGGGAGATCCCGCGACCAGCCCCGCGTCGGCGGTGGACTCGGGCCCACCCTCAGGGGTCTCGTCGTCGTCGGTATCGACGCTGTCGCCGTCGTCGTCAGTGTCCTGGCCTTCGGGCTCGGCGGTCGCAGCGCGGCTACGATCCAGCAGAGCTACCTTGGTGGACTCGCTGTTCAGCGTGTCTACTGCGTCAAGCAAATCGGTCAGGTAGGCGAGGTCGTCGGCAGACATCTCGCCACCCTCGTCGTAGGCGGTCTGGATGGCGGTGATCTCGGCTAGCGCCTCGTCGCGGAGCTTGTTCAGCTCGGCAACGGTCTTAGGCAGCACGGCCGGAAGCTCAAACTTCAC